GATTACAGAAGCCGGGATTGAAGATGGATTTATGTCACAATGGTCTGCCTTAAACGATGCCAGCACGCAGGGCTTAAACGATCATCAGCGCAGGCCGGAAGATGGTGTGCCGATTACCTGCTTTTTTACCCATGAGAATGAGTTGTATATGGGAAAAGGCGGCGTGCAGGAACGCTGTCAACTCTGGAGAATATCGCCATACGCTAATTACTCGCGGATCCGCACGCATTCAGGGCCCAGCCATCAAGGGGGCGCGGTATCTGGTAAAACCTTCTATTATGTTGATAATGGTAAGGTAATTACGCTTGAAGATAACTGGATCAGCGAACCGATCAATCCGCTAATACAGGCGCTTGGCTCTCCGTGGGAGTTGGTCGGAACATACAACCATCACGAACATAAGGTTTTTTATTCTTTCGGCAATAAGCTGTTCATTTATGATGAAAAAACAAGCAACTGGCAGTATTTTACGGTCGGTAGCTCGATCCAGATTGTTGAATATGTCGCGCCCGGGCCTGCATGGGCTACGATCCTTGGCTATTGGGCCCCTTATTCGCATTTGTCTTGGACTGAAATCTTTTCTACCGCCAGCTACATTGCCATTGTAGACGGTTATAAAGTTGTGCAGCAGACCATGGGCAGCGACGATGATGGAAGCCCGATCGGGATTCGGTACCGGACCCGCACGGACTGCGATAAACAGCCGAAGCTAAAGAAGCGCTGGAAGTGGGTAACGCTACAGGGCAAATATCACGACGTTGTGCCGTATCCTGCTGATAATCATAACGCTTTTACTGTTTACGGTAAATTTCATGATTCTCCTACAGGTGGAGAAAACAAGTTGCTTGGCACGATTACGCTTGGTACTAATGGAATAGGGAAACTGAAAATCGACGAACGATCAATATGGGCAAGCCTAACGATAGTGGAAAGCAGCCGAAACCCGGAACAGCTTGATATAGCAATGCTCGACTATAGATTATCTTCCGACAAATAGGAGCCAGATCATGTGGAATAGAAAACAGTTTGGAAGCCAGCAGCCGCCCCGAAACACAGACGCAATGTATGAGTCCATGGTGGGTAGTGGGCGAGATCCCAATAAAATGAACCGAAGGATGCGCAAGCAGCAGAAAAAAAGGAATAAGTTTGATCCAGATGGACGGATGCGGGAAAGATACGATAATCGCCCTCAAATGCAGGCCTTCATGGATGATAGGGCGCGGTCAGAAAAGGTTAGGGTGGATATGGGTATCGACCACAGCTATGATAATCCTTGGAACGGCATGCAGCCGAAGCAGCGCCCGCAACTCGGCTATAAAGCCATGAAAGATCAGCTGAGCAGACCAAACCTGCAGACGCAAGACAAATCGCGGGGCATGGATCCGCGCGGTGTAAGGGGCCCCAATATGGAATTCAGACAGCCCAACACGGGGAACGGTAAAAACGATTTTCTTGAACATGAAGCAAGCCTGCAGCCGGGGTATCAGCAGAAGATGTACGATAAGCTAATGGAGTTTTCACAGCCTGGAGTAATGCCGGAGCGCATGCAGCCGGACCAAAGGAAAGAGAACGATCTTAAGCTAATGAAGCAGCCTATGCCCGGACAAGGATTGGGTCAGGGCGAATATGGTTTTGCTGGCGGTAGCCAGAATTTCAACGAAAGCACAGGTACTTACCAAAATCAACCTCTTTCTGGCGAGGAAATAGGGCCTGACGGTAACTTTGTGCAGCCCCAGCTTGCCCAACCCGGAGTTATGCCTATGCAGGACCCAATGACCGGCGGCCATATTGGCCCGGGGCAGCAGCCGATACCGAATTGGGCACAAAACCCAAACAGCGAGATCATGGATCAGGTGCGCAACTGGAAATCAGGGCGGGGCCAGCAAGCCCCGGGCGCTGGTGGCCCGATGCAGGGCATGGTGGAGCAGCAAATACCCGAACGGCAGCAGATGCCCGACCGTGCAGGACTTGAAGGAATGTTCAACATGGGCGAGATGAAACAACGCCGGCAGCGCAAAGCGGGCCGCATGATGGACAGATTCGCTGGATCAAGCGGCAACCCGCGCAGGCAGGGCCGTATGCTTGACAAGATGTTTAAGAAATCGCAGAAATGGGGTTAAGGCTATGCAGACTTTTGAAGAATGGAGAGCGCAAATTGATCCGGGTCAGCAGCAAGACAGGGCCAGGCTGGAGGAAATCTGGCTTAAACAGCAGGCTGGCCAGCAGTCCTTAGTTAGTCAGCCCCCGCCACAAGCTAATCAGCAGTCCTTGCTTGATCCAGTGGGAGGTCAATCGCTGGTTGAGGACTATCAGGCCCCGGCGTATGAGAAGCTGGAGGTGAAACCACAACCCAGGCAAGACTTGTTTTCAAAAGAAGCAAACCCGAATCCAAGCCAGGAAGAAATGGCTGGAATGGATCCGCTCGACAAGATAATGCAGAACGGATCCGTAGGCCAGCTGGGAACAGGCTTGCTTTCTAAATCGCTCACTGGCGATCCCTTTGCCCCGGAAGAAAACGAAGCGTCTGGCATAATCGGTGGAGCAATGCAGGGCGCACAAATGGGATCCGCAGCAGGGACATGGGGAACATTGATTGGCGGTGTTGTTGGCGGTGTTGGCGGTAAATACTTGTCCGGCATGAACGAGCCGACCGAAAGAGAAACAGCCGAGGAAGAAGCAGCGATTGCGCGGGCTAAAAAAGTAAAAGATGCTTATTATGACGATCAGGCCGAGCAAGGCGGCAGGTCGGCAGCCAGCACTATTATGTCGGCACTTGGCCTATAAAGGGGAAATAACATGGCACAAAATGCACCGAGAGACTACTTAGGCAGCGAAAGCGGACTGTCGAGAGATTATGGCCTCAAAACGTCTGATTCCCAGGATACGCTGGAATATTATAATTATTTGAAGGCCAACGACCCGAAGCAGGCCGTTAAATTCCTAAAGGAAATGGGGAAACTTGGCTGGAATCCAACACAGGCAGCCGAGGATATGGCTGCATCTGAAGCGTATGCCAACCAAGAGCCCGAAGCAGTAACGTATGATGATTTTTATGACAGCATGAAAGACCCCCTCATGGCAGAAATTGAGCGTCATTCTCCTGACGGTCGAGGTCATGCTTTGGGGAATATGGTTGACGCTATGAAGCGCGCTCCCGAAGAATTTGCGGCCTATGAGCGTAAGTGGCGCGAGGCTGGCAATGAGGGTCGGAGCCCTCAAATGCAGGCCTTCATGGATGATAGAGCGCGGTCAGAACAGGTTAGGGTGGATATGGGTATCGACCCCAGCTATGATTACGACAGCCAGACTACCGACGTTCGTGGCCGAATCGCAGATAATGACGCTGGGTATCAAGACCAGGTTGGCGATATCAATGCGCAACTGGCTGAACGCGCAGCACGCATGGAAGGTGATTATCAGGAGCACGGAGTTGGTGGCGCGAGATATGGCGCGCAGGACGATCAGGCCCTTGCCAACATGGGCAGAGTAGGCGGCGAAGGCTTTGCAGAAGAATATGGCGATAATACTCAGGGCTTTCTTGGCGACCTGCAAGAAGGTGTGCAGGATGGCAGCGAACGCAACGATGCCGTTCAGAACATGCTTACCAGCGCAGCGCAAGGCGATCTTAACGATCCGGCAAATGATTTTTACCAGAAGCAACTGGCATTGCGCCGGCCGGCTATGGACGAAGCTCTTGACGCTGTTACTGAACGCGCTGGACAAACACGCGGAGTCGGTGGCGGGAGATACAACAAGCAAATGCTTGATACTGCTCGGAAAATGCAGGCAGATACCGAAGCCAGCTTGTCCGGCATGCAGCTGGCGCAGGCAAATAACGCTGTTAATTATCAGACCGGGCAGGATAACCGGAATGTAAGTCTTGCAGGGCAGGCAGCGGGCATGCAGAACGCTGTCACAAATGCCGGATTAAACGCGAATCAAGGCGTTGCTGGCGTGGTCGGCAACCGTGCGGCAGCTTCAAACGCTAATGAAAACATGTTTAACCAGATGGCCAAAGAGGGCCTTGAAAATCAAATGGGCGTTGATCAAAGCGGTACTGACAATATGTTTAAGCAAATGACCTATGACGACAGGGAAAAAGACCGCATTAATGAAACCCACGTAAACCCGATTGAAGCTGCAATGCAGGAAACCATGGCATATCAGGATTTGCTTAATATGGATCTTGGCAAAGAAACTAAAATGAGCAAGAAACAGCGCAAAGCTGCTAACAAACTGGGGCAGTTTCAGGGTATGGGCATGGACGGAACGAAAGTTGGCGTGCATGGCGCTGCCGGGCGAGGGGAAACCTTATCAAAGAAACAGCAGAAAAAATATGATAAGCAAATGAAAAAGCTGGGCGTTTTTGATAAAGTTGGCGCGGATGTTACGAAGAATAAAACCCTAATGAACCAGATGCGAGAAACAGGGGTGATGCCAGGGCAGGCTTCTGGCGGGTACGCGCAAGAGGGAAGCAGCTATCAGGGCAAGTACCTTCAAAAAGTAGCTAAACGCGATGCAAAAAACGCAAAAAAGGCGGCGAAGGCGGCCCGCAAACTTGGATAGTACGGTATCTGGAGGAATTGTTAAATGACGACCCTACGCAACAAACCACAGCGCTCGGAAGCGGGAGCAAGCGCAGCAGCAGTTTCGGCTTACCGGCCCGAAAAGCGGAGCACTCAGGGCGATGCCGCTATTTTGCAAATGGAAAGATCCTTGCTAAATTCTGCCGAAGGCCGGCAGGACATGCACAACAGCATGAGTTTGCTGGACCACCAGACCGGTACGACAGCAAAGCAGCGCAAAACCGACGCTGACACAGCGCGAGCTGATAAAACTCAAGACCGAGAGCAATCACAGCTTACCCGTAAAGAGAAACGCGCTGCACAGGAATTTTCCTTTGAATTTCTCCAGCATCCTGAATGGCAGGATCCGGAGAACCGCGAGGACGCACTTACAGCCATTGAAGCGATAATGGAGAAAAACGGCATTAAGGATCCCGCGAGTGCAGCAAAAATCGCAGGGCCATTAACAAAATGGGGAGAATCAAGGCGCGCAGCTGCAGCAGAACAGGACGATAAAATTGAATTACGCAAGCGCGAGTTTCCTCTTGATATTGAACTGGAGAAAGCGAAAGCTCTAACGAGAGCACAATACCGGGCAAGCAGCCGAGCCAAGGCACAGCCTTCTTGGAACACCCACGCGGAAGGCACTATCGAGAAAATAAATATGGAAATGTTGGTTATTCGGAACAAGCTGTTAGCAGAAAACTCCAAAGTATCCAGGTTTGGCCGTGGTGGACCAGACGACGACAAGATTGCAGGACTTAATGCGCAGCTTGAGCTTCTTGAAAATGCTAAAATTGAAGCTCAGGCCAATTTAGAGCGCGGCGTTAATGGAAGCCCGGCCCAGGCAACAGAAAAAAACCAAGACCAGCAGGCACCGCAGCGAAAATATCCCCGCGCAGAACTCGAAACAGAGGACGCCAGACGCAAGGCTGTTCGCGCCGCGCCTGCCGTTCAGCCAGAAACACCTGTCCAACCTGCTGCGATTGCTCCCGAACAGCAAGCTCCGGCTCCCCAGCAACCAGCACAGGAAGCTCCGGCTCCCCAGCAACCAGCACAGGAAGCAGGGCTGCCAGAGGTGGCCGGGCAAAGGAGAACACCTGCGCCGGGCAGAGATCCGCTTGACGCTATCTTGGATTTTCCGGGCAAAGTAGTGGACCATTTCAATCAAAAGGGAACAGAGTTGCAAATTCAGCAAGAAAGCGCAATAATATCTGCCTATGACGGCGGGGCATCGCCTGAACAGATTGCAGAAAGCCTTCATATGTTCGCAAATCCAGAGCAGAACCTTCAATATGTGATGAGTGTTTTACAGCGATCGCAAGTAGCACAAAAATAATAAATTCCCTGCAAGGAGTGGCCCATGAGCGACTTGTCACATTTAACCGACGAAGAACTCAACCAAATGCTTGCGACTACAGATCCGCAGCAGCCTGCTGGAGATCAATCTTCTTTCGATCCAGACGGCCCCGGATACGACGACGCGACTGCTGATCAGATTATTGCTAAATATCCTCTTACGGTATCCAAGCCCGACAAATTTGAAGGCCAGACAGTTAAGAACGAGGGTTCTTTCCAGTCATGGCAATGGCATCCAGAAGAAAATGATTATAAGGTGCACGGCGGCAGCTTTGATGGCTCAACCGGGATGCTGTTAAAAGGCAAAGGGCATGCAACCTTTGATCTTGCCGCGCAGGAAGAAGAACGGCTGGGCAACGAAATCTATAAGAATGAAACTGACGGTCGATATTATACCCGCAAAAAGCTAAACCAGGTATCTGACGAAGAACTCAACCGATTGCTTGCCGAAGCAAGAGAAACACCAGAAAAACCTGATCTTGGTTTTTTCGATAATGTTTTCGAGAATTCTGCCAATCTTGCGCAAAGTGCCGGATATGGTGCAGTTGGTTCAGTTGGCAATATTATGGTTGGCGATGGTGTGCGTGATTCGTCGTTATGGAATCGCGCAGGACGCAAAATGCAAGATTATAGCTCGGAAGGGCTTGAAGATATCCCCGACGGCTTGTACAAAAACACAGGTACGAGTATAGGTGTTTCTTCTCCGGGTATAGCCCTTGCTTTCCCCGGCAGAGCCATTGGCGCTCTTGTAGGTTCGGCTGCCGGTCCTGCTGGAACGGTAGTAGGCGCGGCTGTTGGTGCAGGTGCAGCGTCTTACTGGCCTATGTACGCATCTGCCAGAGGTGGTTTTTATAATGATGCTTTTGACGAGGAGACAAGAAGGGTCGGGCGTGAATTAACCGACGCAGAATATGCCGCATGGGAAAAGCGTATAGCGCCAATGGCGAATGAATATGCAAGATGGGAAGCAATCGGCGAAGCCATTGGAAATACTGCACTGTTCGGTGCCGGGAAAATCCCCGCAAAATCAATCCTTTCGGGAACGCTGGGCCAGTTTGGGAAAAGGTCTGCCGGCTGGACGACAAAATTTATTGTAGAACACCCGAAACTAACAAAACTTATGGCCGAGCCTATGAAGTTTGCAGGCGGTCTTGTTGGTGAAGGTATAGGCGAAGTAATTACCGAAGTTAAGCAGACCCCGATTGCCTATAAAGCCGGGCTTGCAGATAGCCCCAATGTCTCTATTGGCGATGCTGCACGCGGAGTAATGCCGACCGTCACGCTACAATCCGCTATAATGTGGCCTATTACCCGGTTTCTTGGCGGTGCAAGTGCTTCCCAAAAAAGGCGAATGAAAACCGGAGATACCGCCGAAGATACGGTTAATCAGAGCGCAGACGAATTTGATATCCAATTTGGAAGCGATGAAGAGATAAACGAAATTGCCGAAACGGTAAAAGACCTTGAATTGCTGGTTGAAAGCGGACAGGTAACGCCAGACGATTTAATTGAAAACGCTGAGTATCTTGAGAAGAATCACCCCGATGATGCCAGGTCACAGGTACTTGCCGGAATGATACGCGATTTGGCCTCAGATGCACAGGAAGGGCTCGAAGCTGCCGGGACAGCTGGGCAGGATACGCTTATTGATACCAGCGAAGATAATCTGCCGCCGCTGTACCGTGATGAAAACGGCGAAGAGATAATAGAACCAAGCGCATGGGAGGGTATGCCTGCTTCCAGAAACGCTGCACAGCGAGAGAGACAAGGCCCGCAAGAAGCAGCACCACAAAACATCCCACTTGCACAGCAGGATATTACACAATTAAGCGATGTGGAGCTTGAGGCTTTGCTTGACGCTGCGGAGTTGCAAGAAGAAGCATTTAACCCCGCGCATGAATCAGCGAGGGTATTAGAAGCCGGCGCAGTCCGTGAAGATAATCTCCGGCAGTCTCCAGCCGGTGCGCAGGGCCTACAGGCACAGCTTGCACAGCAGGAGGATCCCAATGCTGGTAATACTGAAAACGACCAAAATCAAGGGCCAGCCGGACTCCAAAGCGATCAGGAAGTTGTACCGGATCAGACTGAAATCCAGACACTCAAAGGGCAGCTTGCAGAGCTCCAAGGCGTGCGCGGAGCCGCAGCCGGCAGACAAAAGATAAACCTCAAGGCGCGGATTGCGGAGATTGGAACAGAAGCAGCCTACAATGATCCCAACCGCTTGCCGTATGAAGCCAGCGATCACCCGCTTGAATTTATGCTGGATCAGTATAATGACGGTTCGATTGGAACAATCAACGATTTTGTGCCCGAAATTGAAAGCATGCTCGATGATGGGCTTATCAATGACAAAGAGCTCAGAATTTCTGTCGATAACTATCACCGCGCTGTTCGTGCCGATACAGAAGAATATGGCAAACGCAGCGGCCTTCCAGAAGAAGCTGGCGAAAAGTTCATAGCCGAGCTGGAGCGAGTTGTTGAAGCAGAAAAGGCAGGATCCGCGCCTGCTGCAGCAGTACCCAAAGAAGCCACCCCCGCGCTGCCCGAAGCTGTTGCCCCGGTTGAGGGCAGCGCACCTTCCTTGGACTTTAATCTTGACACCAAACTACCAGCATTATCCGAACATTGGGATGCAGAATGGCAGCGATCCGAAGCCCTGGGCGAAAAGAATCAGCCCGAGGTCAAGGCGCTTAACGAGCAGATTGCTGCGCTCAAAGGTGTGCGCGGAGCAAAGGCCAGCCAACAAAAGAAAGAATTAAGGGCCCAGATCGACGAACTTGAATCCGGCCCTGCGAATATCCAAGGTGCTGCTGAAAGTGCAGTAGTGGACGCGCAGGAGAGGTTACGCGATGTAGTTATTTCAAAAGTCAAGGAGCGTGTTTCCGATTCAGAGCAGGCAGAGCAGATTACCGATGATATCATGGAGGACCTTACCAACCCGCGCCAGTATGAAGGCTATGGCCCGAATTGGAGCAAAACAACTGTTGGTGAGGTTGTTGACGATATCATGGACGCAGACAGGGGGAATAAAGAAGAGGCTTCTTCCCCCTCAAATAAAAAGACCAAAATCCCAGATGGCGATCTGGCCCTTGAAGGCAGCAAGGCTATTACAAAGCGTCTTGCCGCTGTCAATAAACAGATCAAAGCGAAGGAAGGCGTTTTTCCGCGTCAGCCTGGAGCACTGGAACGGCACAAAAAGGCCATTGCCAAGCTGAAAGATCGGGCCGAAGCCCTGACCGCTCGGTTGGACAGTCCGGCCAAAAAACCCGCAGCCGAGAAAAGCATCGACGGAACCGAGTATGTTGCTTCCTTTCCGGAGCAGGTTGAAACCAAAGAAAAAGCAGTCGAACCTGCAGCCGATATCGACCAGCAAAACAGGGATGCGCTGCGAGATAAGGCCACAAGTGCCTATGCTCACACGTCACACAGCCCCGGCCAGCGTGCAAAAAGCGAAGTTGAATGGTACGACGCAGCCGTTAAAGAGATCGAGGACGTGCTGGAAAAAGAAGGCTCAGACAAGAGCAGGCCTTATCGCGCCGACGTAATGGAGGAATTTAAGAAAGATTACACAGCCAAGCGGATCAACGTGCTTAATGTCCGGTCTGGTGTCGTATCTTCCCACATTGCAGGCCGGAATAACTTTAATAAGAAACCGGCCGACCGTCGCGGAGCCGGCCTTGACCGGGCAGAGGACAATTTTTCAAAATGGCTTGAGACTGAAAAAAGGGCGATTTATAACGCGCAGGGTGTAACCGACACCCGCAATGCTGCTGCCGAGGTTAAAGCCGAGAAGAAGGCAGAAGTTAAGGGCAAAGTTGATATTATGAGAGTTATCGCCTGGACGAAGTTAAAACCGGGCGATCCGATTGACGTTGGCGGTACTGGTAATCCTGTTATAGCGGAAAAGAACCAGTTTTCGGTTGTAACAGAAACAGGTGGTAAGTGGACGCTTAAAGAGTTGCTGGGCATCCCGCATATCAAAGCCCGCAAGATCATGGCTGATTATAAAAACGGCCTGTATAGAGACCTGGACAAATTGCAAGAAAAGGCCAGCGCACCGAGGGAAGCAGCACCCAAGGCCCAGCCAGCCGACAAGAGCGATCGTCGAATAGTAGATCCCGCCATCGATGATGCCGGTACCGCGATCCGCAAACTTGGCGGCGTGAACAAAGCAGACGCACTTAAGCAGTTTGGTCGGAGAATTACCGAGATTGACCAAAAAACAAACCGGGGCAAGGGATTAACCTTTGGCCTTCCGCTTATCAGTTTAAAAGGCATGAGTGTAGCCGACATGGGTGCAAGTCTGGCCGAAATGGGCTATATAGGAGACGCAGACGGTAGAAACTGGACCGAACGCGACGTTGAGGAAGTTTTATTTAAAGCGATAAACGGGGAACCGGTTTATTCCCGCCAGAATCAAAAAGCTTTCGGTGAAGCCGAAGAAGCTAAGCTGGCCCAGGCCGAAGAAAACCACTATGCCGAGCAGGAACAAAAAGAGCTCGACCAAATAAGGGAGGATGCAGAAAATGACGGAGAATCAGCAGAAGATATTCGAGCGATTCAAGAAAGTGCTAAAAAAGAGATACATGCGGAAGCTGAAGCAGGTTCAGGCGCAACAGAGCAAGTAACAGCGAAAACCAAAGAATTGCTTGACGCTGACGGCTTTGATTGGGGATCCGGTGAGCAGGCCGACAAAGAAGACTCTTTTGCTTTAACTTCCCCCAAGCAGAAAAAAACATCGGCACCCAAGCCAAAACAGAAGAATTTACTCGCCGTACAAGCAGAGTTCCCCACAGGACCGCAGGACACCAGCGGCGAGGTCTTTGAATTTCCAGTTCCCGATACCCAATCTCAAAAGCTGTTTGATGGTGAAAAGCCAAAGACAGGCATTGAAATCCCAGCGAAAGACAGCGCGCTTACCTCAGAAACCGATATCCGCGATAGGATAAAAAGCATTGACCGTCAAATTGACGCATTGGACTCCGTGCGGCGACCTTCAAGCAACAGCCTTAGTTTTGAGAAAAGACAGAACAAATACAAAGCGCTTAATGAGCGCAAGGCTATGTTGCAGAAACAGTTAAGCCAGCTGCACCCGGAATCAAAACCCGCATCAAAAAATGAAGAAAACAACCCGCAACAAGTTGAAAAACCTTCGGAAAGTAGTATCAAAAACCGGATCAAAAACCGTGAAGAAAACCGTGAAGAAAACCGTGAAGAAAGCCGTGAAGAAAAAGCATGGGGCAAGCCGGAACAGCTGGCAGCAGCTCTAAAGGAAACCCCCGTTGCGGCTAATGCGGCTAATGCGGCTAATACCCCTGAACTTTCAAAATCCGGGCAATATCCCCTTGCCGAGCACAATGCGGTTCTGGAGCGTGCTAAAGACGGCAAGCTATCGGTTGAGCAATATCAGGCAGCTTTCCAGCGGGCAGTTGATAATAGGGCCGAGATACAAGCCAGTTTCAACGCCATGACCAAGCAGCAGATTCTTGACGATCGCGGCGGGTATTTCGCATCCCGCTGGAAGAACGATAAAAAAGGCCAGATCGCCGGCGCAGCTACCAGCGACGTTATTTCTGATTTCGCTATAGGGCGCGGCATTTCCTACACGATGGTAATCGGCGGGGGGATGAAAAACAGCGGGCACACCGCAGCCCTGAAAAAGATGGTTGCCGAAACCGATCAGGCGATGCTGGATGGGTATGCTGCAGCCGTTGCCGAGAGTAAAGCAGCCAATGAAAAGAAATACGAAGGCGCGAAGGATCCCAAGACTTTTGACGATTTTCGCACCTACTTTTCCCTGCAGGGCCAGCTTAAAGGCCAGACAGTCCGGCAGATATATCTGGAGCTCACACCAGAGCAGCAGGAAGCATTTGACAGGCTTTCCAGTGAGCTATCCCGCGAACAGCGCAAGAAGAACGAAGAAAGCTATAAAACAAGGGCCCCGCACGCGCCTACGATCGTTGAAGGCGAGGTAATTGAAACCAAGCATACCAAAAAAGGGCATGACTTATTCGTTGTCCAGGCCGGAGAAAAGGTCGATCGTGAAATTTATAATGAATGGAACGGCACAGCGAAACGCATGGGCGGCTACTATTCATCGTTTAGGGGCAGCGGAGCCGTTCCGGGATTCCAGTTTAAAACCCGCGAGAATGCCGATGCTTTCCTTGATTACCTGAAAGGTGAGACAGGTGCAGCACAAGACGTAATTAAGAAGCGCAGGAGCGAATTTGCGGACAATAAGGAGCAGTCTGCGGTAGAACGTCTGCGGGATATGGCTGCGAAGCTGATTGCCCGCGCTGATGCCGTTAAAAACCAAGACCGGAAAACAAATACCGCACGGCGGGCAGGAATGGCAGCAAACGCGGAAGCGGCAGCAGACACCGATATCGCCCTTGCCGGCACAATGGAGAACATCGCACGCGCCATCGAGGACGGTAAAGCCGATGAATTGGAGAAGGTCCGGCAGAAAGTACAGGTCGAATTTCTGCGCACAATGCTTAATCGCGCTTTTCAAGCTGAACTGGATTCAAAGTACGATTCTTATCAGGATCGGGAAAATCATAAGTATGATCAGCCAGAACCGTCGATTGCGCGGCATTTAACCTACCCGACGTACACCATGTATCGGTCTGATCTGGCGAACATGGCCCGGCAGCTGATTGAGATTACAGGCACAAAACAGCTGGGCACGGCAATATTAAAAAAAGCCGATGATAACACCGCAGCCTACAAGAAGTTTGTTAAAGCCAATATTACCGATGTAGCCGTATTTTCTAAGAAAGATGGCTCACACGCTGCCTTTTCTTCCATGCGCGCTGCAGCTGCATCAATCGAGGGATCCGGACTGAAAGGCCAAGCATTTGCTTTCAAAGTGAAGGCTGGTGAGTTTCTTGTAGTCATGTCTCCGTCAATGGCGAAAGAAAAAGGCGTATGGAATGGCGATGATGATGCCCGCGTTACGATCGGCCCGATTCTTGCCGGTAAGATTGCCAGCAAATTCAAGAAACTGAAAAAAGCAGGCATTAACATTCCCTGGCAGTTTGAAAGCGTACACGAACAGCGCACGCGATTAGAGCGTATGGGAATAGAGACCCCTTCAGAGCTGCGTGCCGCCATCAGGAAGTTTATAGCCTTACAGGAGGGGTACAAGGGCCCGGACAAAATCAAAGAGCTTGAGCGCGCTTTGGTGGGCCGACAAAACGACGGTATGGATTTCTTCCCGACACCTACAGCAACAGCGCAGGACATGGTTGAGACTGCAGGTATCGAGGAAGATATGCGTGTTTTGGAGCCATCTGCCGGCATGGGCCACATTGCTGAAATTATCCGAGCTGCAGGCGTGGATCCAGACGTGATTGAAATGTCCGGAAAGCGCAGGGAATTGCTCGAAGCAAAAGGCTTCAATGTAGTTAATGACGATTTTCTGGAATACTCAGACGTTTACGATCGCATTATTATGAACCCGCCATTTTCTAAACGGCAAGATGCAGAGCACGTTCAGCATGCTTATGATCTACTCAGGCCGGATGGTCGTATCGTTGCGATCATGGGAGAAGGTGTATTTTTCGGGCAGGACAAAAAGGCCGTTGCTTTCCGTGAATGGCTGGATGAAGTTGGCGGCACATCGGAGAAATTGGAAGAAGGCACGTTTAACGATCCGTCGCTGCCGGTAAACACCAGCGTAAACGCCAGATTGGTGGTTATTGACAAAGCCAAAGTTGCAGACTATAAAGGAGACACCGACCTTAAATCTTTTGAATCACCGAGAAAGCAGCTATACCCGCATGAAACCCTACTTGATAATATCGAATCCGCCGCGAAAGTTATACGATCTGCGGCAAGAGAGCTTCGGGCCGGAAGCAGACGCTCAAGCATCCCGATGGTGCAAGCTGCCAGAGTACGGTATTTGGGTCGAGACTTTAGTCCTACTTTCGCCAGCAAAATCGCGCAAAACCTCAGAGAGCAAGGAAAATCCGTCCTTGTAGGCCATACCATTGAAAATGGCTACGATCTTGGCATGTTGGGCCAGGTATTCAGAAACCCCCGATTTGAAAGCATGTACGCTATTTTTGTCGATGATTCTGGTAAGATAATCGACTATACCGGCATGTCCTCCCGCCTTCCCGACCAAGTTTCTACCACCTTCACAGACCAGGGGAAGAAAAAGCATCTTGCTAATTATCTTCGAGAGCAGATGTTGCGGCACGGTGCGGCAAATTACTATTTAATGCACAACCACCCTACCGGAGATCCAAAGGCTTCTCAGATAGATATAGACCTGACTGCAAATATTGCAAAGCAGGTGCCGGGCTTTATAGGCCATGTAATCATAAATTCCAGCAAGTTTTCAGTGCTTACGACCACAAAGCCAAACAGTATGCCGACGTGGAAATGGGAGCAAGGGCAGCGCGACAAAAACAAAACTCCTATTGGCGAAGTGATTTCACAGGTACACCGGCCTGATTTCTTGCTTGAAGCAGCCATTGAGCATGATCTGCTGGGCGTTGAGCTGACCGGCAATGATGGCGGCAGGCAAGCAACCCTTACCCAGCTGGCAGAGATTGGTAAGCAGATTCAGGCCAGTCCGAAAAAAGCTACGGTGTTACTCACAAGCGCCGGGCTAAAAGTGCGTGCGGTTCTTAATGTTGAAATGAGCTCGCTTGAAGATCCTATTGCAGCCAAAAAGCTGATAAATAAACACATGCGCATGAATGGTGCGTCTGCAGCCCTTGCATATTTCCCCGAAGGCACGGAAGTTTCACGCGACATGATGCGGAACGGCCCGTTTATCGATGTGATCACCCTGGCCGAGGATCCGCTTGTCTGGTCAGGAGAAGTGGGTTTTTACAATAAAAAGGATCAGCTGTCAGACGGAAGCCCTATAAGCGAGAAGGTTGCCGAAGAAACAAAGGAATACGCCGGGCCGGAGGAAACCAAAAAACCTGAACGATCCGTAACCGTCGAGCGTGATGCGAAGGGTAAGCCCACTTTAAAGTTTGATCGCGGCGGCAAACGCAGCCCGGAAGCTATAAAGAAAAAATATCAGGATTATCTTGCCGCACTGAAAGAAACCAAGGCAACAGAACCCCCTACCAAATTAGCGGCAGCGAAACAGGGGTACCGTTATGGTAAGAGCGAAGCCATTGCTGGCATGCGGCACGATTTAAGCTATAAGACTAAAACCGTTGCGCAAACGCAAAAACTTCTCAAGATGTATATTACCAAGATGCTGCCAAAAAGCGAACGTGCTGACCTGAATTCCCGCCTGCTCAAGATCCTGCCGACGAATACCGAAGCCCGTAACCAGAAGTTATTAGGGGAAGTTTTGACCCGCACGCAGGAGATAAAAGAAAGGGTTGACCGCAAGGCATTAACCGATGAAATTAAAGAACAAATTCGCCGCGCACAGCCTGGCGGTAAAAAGCGCCCGATCAATTATAAAACTACCCCTGAAACGATAAAGATTATCACCCGCATAGAGCAGGGATTGAACAAAAATTACCAGGATGCCCGCGATAAGATTGCAGCCAATATGCAGGCATGGCAAGCCCAAGGCCAGGACGGAGCGCCAAGGCTCTCTCCTGAACAAATGGAACATCTCCGGCAGGAAAACTTTTACCTTTCCATGCAGGGCATTCGAGACATGCCAATTACCGAACTGCGCAAAACGCTGTCAGCCATATATGATATTCAGCAGGGCGGCAGATTGGAACGCGCAATAAACGACAAAGAGATTCAAGAGGAAATGGACGCGGTTACTGAACAGGTTTTCTCAATTCTGACCAACAAGAAGGGCTTTAAGAAGGGGCATCAGTCACGCAGCTCAAAAAGCCTTGAAGCAAAAAAAGGCTTCGTTGATAAGCTGTTCAACTGGCAGTATGGCGTTGATAGCCTGCTTGACAAGCTCTCAAAACACGAAAACGCGAAGCAGTATCAAGGATTTTTAAGTAAGTATTTTGGCGACAAAATCCACAATGCTACCAATGATGAAGCTAACGGCGTTAAAAACACCTTGGATAAAGTCCATGAGAACTTCGGCCGGATATTTAAAGTTAGCTCGAAGAAGGATGTTAGCAAGGCCCTGAACCGGCTCAATGAAACTATCAGCATAGGTTTCGTGAACGCTGATGGCGTGAAGATTGAAGGCAAAGACGCTGAAATGACGCGGGATCAGGCAATTAAAAAGATTATGGAATGGCGGGATCCTTCCCTGCGCGATACTTTCCTTGGCTATGCCGATGATAAAGGCGCGTCAATGGGTATGCGCTGGACGGAAAAATACCTGCAGGACATTGAAAGCGAGCTCACAACCGAGGAAAAGGCATGGGCACAGTGGCAGCTTGATTTTTACAATGAATACTATGACCGGGTTAATGCGGTCTACGAGAAGATTTTTAACGTATCGCTGCCAAAGAATGAGTTTTATTCCCCGATTGTGCGGGATAAGAACGCAGAAATCCCGGAAATGATTTTAAACTTCAGGGAACGCTTTGGCCGGGGATCTACTTTGAGCAAGGCCCACCTGAGCCGCGTGCCGAACATGGGCAAACTGGAGTTTGTCGGCGCGACGGAAACCCTCTATAGCCATATTGTACAGATGGAGCACTTCGTTGCCTGGACAGAACCGATAAACACCCTGCGCAAAGTTTTCAATAGCCACAAGATACAAAAATCGATCAGCCAATATCATGGCCGCGATATGCAAAATCAGCTGTACGTTATGATAGACCAGCTCGCGCGCGGTGGTGTTGAAAAAGCAAAAACCATGCGGGTGCTCGATAAGGTTAGGACGAACTTCACAAAGTCTGTACTGGCAGTTAATCCGCTTGTAATGCTCAAGCAGATTCCGTCTGTAATGGCGTTTTCAACAGAAATGTCGATCCCTGAGTTTACAGGCGGAGTGCTGGACTTCTGGACCAATCCCATTGCGCACCATCGGGAATTGATGAAGAAGTCAACGTCATATCGCCGGAGACACACAGAGGGTTTTGAGCGTGACATTCGCGCTGCATTAAAGAAAAAATGGACAAAGCAGTTTGTCGGGGCCTCTTCCTTGACGGATAAGTTGATGTTCACAATCCGCGCTGGTGATAAGTTTGCAACCGCGCAGGGCATGTGGGCAGCATACAGGGCCGGGATCAAAAACGGTAAGAGCGAAGCTGACGCGATACGGGATGCTGAAATGCTGATGAATCGCACGCAGCCAACAGGTGATCTTGCGACCATGGGCCGCGCTCAACGTGAAGGTTCCTGGATGAAGTTGCTCACCATGTTCCAGAATCAGCCCAACAAATATTTTCGGATCATTGCTGACAATATGCGCAACATGAAGCATGGCCGTCAAAGTGTGACGAAAGGTGCTTATAATATAACCCTGGCCTGGGCTGTCCTGCCTATGCTGTTTCAGCTCATGGCCGACCGGGATTGGGATAATGAAAACCAACTCCGTGCGATATTGCTTGGCCCGCTTAATCACATGCTGGTATTCGGCTCTTTTGTGAAGTGGTTAAGCGGCATGGTTGTGGGCGAAAACTTCAATTATTCTGTCTCCCCGGTTGTTTCCATGCTCGATGATGTACGCTTTGGAATTCAAAAGGTGAACAAAAAGAAGTTGGACAACGACGATGTTGAGGAAATCATGTGGCGTTTTGCCGAAGTTGCTGGAGGTTTAACCGGAACGCCTGCACCTTTTGCCAAGAAAGTGCGCAGGGCTGTTAAAAACAAAGATCCGCAGCAGGTTCTTTGGTCGGAATACACGTTAAATAAGGCGCGAGGGATTAAGGAAAAACGGAAATCGAGTAAAAGTAAATCTTTGTTGGACGGAAGTGGGAAAAAATCACTTTTTAGCGGAGAAAGGAAAAGTCTGCTGGATCCATAAAATACAAGTTGCTTTTAATGCTAATCTTTGAAAAGTTAGTAGTAAATTAGTAATTAAACAGTTTTAACCGGAGGACAATCGATGAAAACCCTGATTTTGCTTGCCTTTTTACTCTTATGTCTTTGCATCCCAACTACTAATTTATTCGCGCAAGCCGCGCAGTTCAAGCAGGTATCGTTCATTGTTTCGGGAGAATCCGAAACTGATTTTACCGTTTCTGATGGCGTTGCGCTGTATTCGGATCCGGTCGGTGTGCTGGGCCGGGGAGCAATGAGCTATGTGTGTAATTATGCCGCGCCTGTTGCCCTGGCATTATATGTTGAGATTCAGGATCCAGTTACCGGGGCTTTTGTTAATGTAGGAGGTTCTGACTTCCTTGCCGATACTCTGCCGATCACGGCTGCATCTGGTGCAACCGCAGAAGGGCGGTCTGAACGGATCGCGGGCCTGCCGGTCGCAAATGTTATCCGGTTCAAGTTGGTTGCAACAGGTGACGATGTTGAAGTTAATGGCTTTTATTTAATCCTTCCATAGAGGTCTATTATGAAAAAAAGCGTGCTTTATTTCTCTCTATTGTTTGCACTTGTTTGCTGCTCAGCGTTCACCACTACACAGTATTGGGATATCTTCGACGGCGTTCTTCGCCCTGTCTATGATTGGGATATTGGCCCACATGGTAGCGGAACGTATGCCGATACAATCACAGCAGATACAACCGTAACAGTCGGGGCAACGGGTGCTGACTACACGACCATTGAGGATGCCGTAAATTATATTAATGGTCTTGTAATTCAGGGAAGTGCCTATGTAACTTTGTTGATTGGTGAGGGCGTATACACACCCGATGCTGGTGCAATTAATTTAAGCACACCGTATTCCTCCAGAATTAAAGTTGAAGGTGCGGGCACATATCCCGAAACAGGGAATTATTCTCATACCTCAATTGAGTCTGTTACTGGAAGTTCAGGAGCTTATAATGTTACGCTAAACATGGACGGTACAGACTGGCAAGCTAATGTTTCTGTTGGCGATTTACTTCATATTAAGCAGGAGTCTTTTGGAGAGAATAAATCTAAATTCCTTTGGGGTGCTTGGAGGGTAACAGCAGTTGATACGACTGTAAATAACCGCCTAACATTTCGGCATACCAGCGAGGATGCCGGGAGCCCAGCACTTATTCTGGCAGATACATCAACATCAATTATTGTCCTGTATAAAACAATTATAAAACCAGAAAGTTATTCGGCAGGGGAAATTGCGTTTCTTTGTTCCTCAACTCCAGAATCATTTACTGGTATAGGCTTTATAGGTAGTGGTGAAGGTTTCGGAGTTGGCCTTACAGGAACGGGATTAGTAGAGATAACAACTTGCGCTTTTAATGGGTTCATCGGGGCGGCTTATGCTTCGGGAATGTATGCACTTAGTAATATAGACTTACTAATGACAGAGTGCGCTTCTTCAAACTCTACTCAGGGCTTTTTTGGGAGTTCTTCTGGACTGGCTATTCAAACAGTATTTGTTGGTAATGATCAGGGAATGTATGTAACCCACAACACATCTTTTAATTTTGGTTATTCTTCAAGGGTTTACGGAAATAAATATGGTGTGCGGTTAGGCAGAAGCTCAGCTTTCCTTCTGGGCCTATATGCAGATAACAATTATAATAATCTTGGCGTTAAATTTGACCAGCCGGGTTCTATATATAATTTACAAGACACGGCCCATTCCGAAGCAATGACCGATAACGTGGAGAATTATGACCGAGCAAGAGGTGTCATTACTTATGATGGGTGCATGGTTATTGATTGCAGGGCAGGGGCAACCAGAATTATTCCCATAACCTCGGAAACCTATGAACTGCCTAAAGAACTAATAGGACAACTCTATGGCAATCTCGCTGCCGCTGCGCTTGTTACTTTCACGCCGGAACGTGCGCCTTTGGTCGGTGATTCATATGAGTTTTATGTGCAAGACGTAAGTGGTATCGACTTCGAGCCTTTTGGTACTGAATTGATTTATGGACTTACGACTGTCGGGGGGAATAAAGTAGGTTCAACCACGATAGGTAGTTACCTGCGAATTGAGTGCATGGTCGCAGGTTCTTGGGTCGCCACTTCAAACTTTGGCTTTGCTGACAATGAATAAACGCGCTTACACCGAGGTAGCACTGTGTCAGTATTCGACATAACGGACGATTTTACCGCAAACGAGTTTGAACCCCAGCCGGAGCGCATGAACGGTGCGCTTGTCCTGGTAGGGCAGGCTATCCGCGACCTTGTTCATATCCGCATGGAAGTGATCAGCGCGGGCGGCACAACCGGGCACACAGACCTATCTCAGCACTACTTCTGGAATGCTTTTGACTTTTGGTGTCCGGACGTTGCATACTCCGTAGCATTACACCGCATCAACCTTGCCCTTAAAACGCTCCAGATTGAGGATCGTGTCGGTTTCGGCATCTACCCCGACTATCGCTATACCCCCAGCTTCCACATCGATCTGAGGGGCCACAAAGCCCGCTGGGGCCGCGTTTGGTGCCGTGACGTGCTGGGAGCTAAAATATGGCAAGATGCAGAGAAAACAAAACCGCTGTATGAATATATTTCGATGGAAGCAACTTTGGCCTATATGCAATCTGACCTGTATAAAAAGGAGCACTAATCATGGCTGGCAAAGCAAGCCCTTGGCTGAAACCCGCAATTATCGTCGGTATTGTCCTCACCTTGTTTACCTATTTTGTCAATGCGAATGCAACACAGGATGCCGAAATTAAGAAAAAAGCTGCCGCGGGCGCTGTTCAGCAGCTCACCAACGAGAACACGAGGGCTCACGGCGGGATCGTGACCATGATCACGGATTTCAAGGCAGACATTGAAACCAAAATGGATGCGGATCGGCTGGCCCTGAACGCGCAGCTGGCCTGCCAGCAAAAAGAAATGACCCAAATCAACAATGTGGTTATCCGGATAGAAGCATTAATGACCGAACGGGAAAAATATAGGGGGACAACGGGACCATGAGAAAGCGAACAAAAGGCGTTCTAAGTTTCCTGCTGGGCGCGATCGCGCTGGGCGCTCCGGCCTTGGGTTATTTCTATCCTGCAGCAACCCCCTTCATCCCGGCTGTTCAAAAACAAGCCAACAGTCTCCGGCTTGAAATCTTAAACGACAAGCTCGACCAGCAAAATGCCGAAATAGCCAAATTCAACAGCTCTATTCTTGAATGGTATCCCCAAGACAACGCTACGCAGGTACAGGCCAATGAGTAAAATCCCGCAGCTACAGACAATCCCGTACAGTCTGGCCCGCAGCTCGATCAGGATCGGTGACATTATCGGCTGCAGGTCAAGTGGTGTGTTCGGTAAAGGGATCCTGATATTTCGCGGGGGCCGGTATCAATGGACGCATGTTTCAATCGTTGTTCGTGATACGCTAAACTCGATTGACGGACACGTTCAGGTCATGGAAGCGGTTTCCCCCACTATGGACATGAACTACCTGTCAGCGGCGTATGAGCGCGACCATGGCGAGCTTTTCCTTATGCCGATGAGCTGCACCGAAGATCAACAGGTGCGCATTATTGCCTATTCTGCTGAAATCCTCAGACGTAAGCCCAAATATGATTGGAAAAACACAGTCCTTGGCGCTGTCAGGCCGCTGCGCGTTGGTATCGATAAGTACAACTGTTCGGAGAATAATTGGGATGTGCTGGCTGATTGCGGACGAGTAGGCCGCGTGTATCATAAAAGAAAGCCGACGATCGAGCTTGCGCCGGCCCCTGGTAACTTTCCTGTTTGGGTAGCGAAAAACGACCTGCAGGAGAAAATGAACGTGTATAAACTCTTTATGGATAAAAAAACGGTTTAGACCGCCCTGCATTAAATGCGATGAAGGTGAGAGATTAAGCCGTTTTTCCGTCTGTTCCGGCAGGCGGTTTTTTTAATTTCGATAGCCAGTTGGTTCTTGGTGTGCTGCGGGCCATGGGGCGCAACGGCAGATCCTTCTTGATCGGCCTTAATCGCTGTTTTAGCATCCGGTATGCTGTATCGTCAAATTGCGTTAATTCGTCCCGCAGCTCGCATTGCCGGGTTTCCTCAAAGCCCCCAACCCTTACTATTTGATCTACTTCCGCTGCTTTCAGCATTTCAACGGTCATGAATTTTATAGACAGCGGCCCGAAATCATGCCCCTCTACTTCCCGATCGAGGATTGACTGCAGTACGGGGATCCGGCTTTCATTAGGAACAACGCAAATTATGCGATTCCCACTGGCAGCTGCACAGATCGCGCTATGGATCATGCTGATAGTTCTTCCTGACACTCGCCCGCCTGGGCCAATGATTGCGGTCACGGTTGCCATGTCCTTACCCCCGCCCCGCAACCGGTCATGCAAGATTTTCATGCTTTTCACATCCATACGACAGTTACCCCCAATAATGCTGCTAACGTCCAGTACGCGCCGTTTTTGTAGTCCTGCAGGGCAAAATAGATACACCCTGCGGTTAGGCTTTCGGCAATAATTAACATCGGGAAAATCTTTGCCGGTGAGATCATGGCGTGAACCCCCTTCGGCCTTTGGGGGGATCCGGCCTGTAAGCTGGATTGTTCGTTCTTCTGCGGTCCCTTGGATAGTCGCGCTCGATTTCTTCCCTCAAGCGCGTTTTCGGCAGGATAATCATGCCATCCATCCATGGAATGATCCGCACCAGCAGCCCGCAGATTTTATACTCGGTGTACTCCGGACACTGATAGCCCCAATCATATTCGGTAATAAGCTCGACGTAGCGCCCAGTCACGTCCTTTGTGCACATAATATCGTCGTATTGTTCCGGCCCGATTAACAGCTCAAACGGTTCCCCGCCTGTATCCTTGCATTCATATTTTGAATCCATTATTCTTTTGAGCAAGTCGCCTGTCACTGGCACGCGGATAATCTTCACTTCTGAAACCGTGGGCCAGCGCAAGGCATTCAGCTTGCGCAGTTGCTTGAAAAGCCAGCGCTGCAGCCATTGATACCGGCCCCGAGGGTGAAACTCCCAATAGTTGATCATCGTCCAGCTTGTCCGTTCTTCAGTCAGCGCAATTTGTCTAACTGGAATCATTCCAGATCCTCCCTTTAAAAAACTGGCCCCCGCCGTACAACGGCACGAACTGCAGGTTATTCCACAGCCGCGCGACAGGGGCCAATAGGTTGCTTATTCCACTGATATTCTTTCGTCAGTAAAGGTGTCAAATAGTATATCGTCGTCCTTGCAGAGAGAAATTTTGAAACGTCCTACCTCCCCAAAAAGAGCGCACCTATCCCCGCAGGGCTGAAAAGGGCTGATGGTATTAAGATCCTCCCCCTGCACTTCCGCCGGGCAACTGAAGCTATGCGGGCAGAGCTGGCTTTTCCACTCCCCAGCTCTCTTTAGCCACAACATTCCATTCCTATCTATTTTTCCTTCCATGCTTTTTCTCCTTCCAAGTATTTAAAAAATTAAAAAGGTACGTCTGAATCCGGTATATCTCCCGGTAACGGCTGGTATGGGTCGCGGCTTCTTGAATCCTCTGGATCCCGCTGGCTGGTCGGCTCTCCACCTTCGCCACGGCTGTCAAGCATGCGCATAACATCGACCACTACTTCCGTGCTCCAGCGGTCGCTTCCGTCCTTATCCTGCCATTTGCGAGTTTGCAGCCGGCCTTCAATATAAACCTGGCTGCCTTTTTTCAGGTACTCCCCGATAACTTCTGCCGTGCGACCGAACGCAACCAGGCGATGCCACTCGGTTTCGTCTTTCTGTTCGCCCTGCTTATCCTTCCATTTGCGATTGGTTGCCATTGTGAAATTACAGATCATTGTGCCGCTGTTTGCCTGCCTGCACTCCGGATCCTTGCCAATCCGGCCTACTAAAATAACTTTGTTTACTGACATGCTTCCTCCTTTGGTTTAAGTTTTTGTAGACAAATTTCTGTCCTCCAGTACCTCCAATCGTTCCGTATTAAGCACTCATAACCATCTTCGTCCTTTTGTAGCCGACAATGCCTGTCAGCGTCACCCTTGCCTGAAAAATACATGCAGACCCGCGAACAAAACCGGTTGTCTGTGAACAGGGGCCGGATCCCGGTTTCAAGGTCTACCCCTTCCGCGTTCTTTGTTGCCGTTGCCTTCCTCTGGTGTTCCCGCATTTCATCGGAAATATAGTCTGTCCTGGCCACGCGGGGAGAAGCCTTTCCCTTTTTTTGCAGTTTTTCGTCTATGGCAACCCCGACGAGATCCCGAGCCGACAGCTTGCGGGAAAGCTCTGGAGACACAAGGCCTGTGCTTAAATTAAAGCCCGCCAGTTTCTTCATTTCGTCTGCCGGTGCTCCGTGCTTCTGAGCCATGTGGCCCGCCAAGCCCTTGCCTTTCCACTTGCATCCTTTGAAAAAACAGGGCAGTTCTTCTTGCATCATAAATTCATCGTAATGTGACGGTATTTTGATCTGTCCTGGGTCCGCGATAAAAGCGTCAAATAGCTCCGCGCTGAACTGTCGATAACATACGCGGCTGCAAAACTGCCGCTTGCTGCGGTCAAACCGGTGCGTTTTCCCGCAAACAGGACAAACCCGCGTCATTTTCTTATCCCACTTTTTTGAACTTGTTTCGTGTCCTTTTTTATAGTTTTCCTCTAATCTTTGTTTGAATTGCTTTGATGCGGTGTAACATTTCATGTTGCAGTATGTTTTGCTGCCGTGGTGCTTGCTTGACTTAAACATCTTTCCACACGTCGGGCACGGCCCGCGCTCCACCATCGTGTGCGCCGGATATTTAGTTTTACCCATTTTACAACCTCTCTATCGCCGTGAAAGATAAAAAAACAACGCGATTACTGCCCCAGCCTGCCTACTAAAATAACTTTATTTACTGACATACTTCCTCCTGTTGAACATAGATTTTTTTATATGCTTCGTCCGACCATGTTTCAAATTGATCTGAATACGGATTAAACACCAGCCATTCCCCCGGGTGCAGGGAGACGTCGGGGTCTTGACGATAGCCTATGTTAATCGCCTGATCGTCGTCGATAGCAACCGCTGCCTTTTTCACTTTAATGAGGTAAATAATTAGCTCGTTCTGCCCCTTGTCCGGCTCGGTCGCGTAGAAAAAAGCCAGATATCCCTTTTTTAAAACTGGTTTCATGTTCCTACCTCCCTATCGTATTGAAACGGTTCCGGAAATAGCTTCCAGATTTTCATGTGCCATCGGGCAAAATAAAAAGCATCATTGCACACCGCACGCTCTCCAGCTCCGAATTTCATCGCACAACCCCCAACGATATGCCTTTCACGGCTTTTCTGGCTATTTCGTACTGCTCCAAGATGAGCAGGGCCATACGCCTAAAATACGACCGTTTAAATTCTCGACCCCCTTCCCTTTTACGCCTGTCCATATCTTCTATGATTTCCCTGACAGCACTGCGGTAAAAGCCTACCGTCCTAATTGCAAGCGGTTCGGTGCTTTTTTCTGTTATGGTCGCGTCCTTCATTAAAACAACCTCCCTTCAATACATTTATTCGAGCACCTTTTCCCGGTACCGCGTCTATAGTCTTTGGGCCAGCGTTTCTGAATAAACGCCCATACCCTCTCCAGTTGTTCAATCGTCATGTCGGCCCGCTTAACACCGAACCGGGCCATAATCTCGCCATTCAGCTTCCCCGGCTTGTGCCGGTTCCAATAGGAATAACTACCGATGTGCTCCTTTATGTCCTTGCGCAGCTGTTTTTCAATCTCGTCTGGTGTCGGGTCCGGTAGCTCCATGGGCAGCTCATGCCCTGCAAAACTCTCCTTTTCCCCGATCACTCCGGAGCCAAGCGGTGTTACCTGGGCGAACGCAGCACCTTCGCCTTCTTCTTCTTCCTCAAATTCCTCAAACAGCACTACTTCCCGCGCTCCATGCCGTGCAAACGGGGCTTGCTCCAGCATGATCTGCTCGATGATCTTATTGAACATCGGATCGTCAGGCGCGAACACATACGCGCATTGCGTGTGATACGCGCCCGCCAGCTTATCAACCCGCACGGCCCGGGCAACCATCTGCTCGATCCATGGAATTGACCGGATGTTGGTAAGGCAGGCGATGTGTGTTATTGCCGGCACGTCCAGCCCTTCGTAGGCCATTGCGATCGTGACCAGCGTTTTTATCTTACCGGCCTTGAAAGCTGCAATGTTTTTCTTGGCGTTTGCATCGTCGTGGCTGGTGGCGATTCGCGTCTGGATCCCGCGCATGCTTAGGTGCATGGCTGCGCGATCGGCCCCATCCTTATCCGCGCAAACGACAAGCAGCTGCGAGTTCGGGCGGGCATTCCGGTATCGGTTCCAATGTTTCAAGGTTTTGTCCAGTAAGTCGAGCGCAAAGCCAGTATTTAAAGCCGTATAGATCGCTGGCGCGATATCCCTACCGCTGGTTTTGGCAATGCTTTTGACCTTGCGTTTGTGGACTTTTGCTGTCTGCCAGCTTGCATGCCCATCGAGCGTGAAGAATTTAAGCGGTATAATCGCCTTTTCTCTTAATGCGTCTGCCCTGGAGTATGTTATCAGTGCAGTCTCTTTTTTGCTGAAATCGGGCTCCCAGCGTCGGTTCTTACGAACGTAATCCAAAAATGCGATCTGGTTATCATCCCCGCGCCTGATCGTGCCTGTCATGGGTATCGTGAACGCTGCAGCGGCCATTATGGGCCTGAGCGCGTCATGCCATACGCCGCCTTGCTCAACGTGATGTATTTCATCGGGAATAATGATGTACCGGTGCTTTTGAACGTCCTGCAGCACGGTTTGGCGGGTATCGACTCCAAGCGCCTGATATGTAGTTATGAATCCATCGGTGTTTCTGGATGGATTGTTGTCATTGGTAGATGTTCTGATTGTGCGGGAATGGTTGAACATATCGCGGAAAAAGGGATCGACGAACGCGCGCGCGCCCTGCTCCTGCAGCGCGGAGCGCGGGCAGAAACAGCCAATGCGATCGGCAAGGCCTGCCGTGATCAGTTTGCCGGCAATGACCGGGGCTGTTGACTTCCCGCCGCCTGGAGTAACTGAATGCCAGATATCTTTAATCGGGGATCCGGCTATAATATCGTCAATGATTTCGTCCAGCTCCCGCTGGGGCTTTCTTTTCATTTGCACTTCCGAATACCCTTATAGCGGGATGCGCCTTTTAGCCTTTTGCTAAACTCCGGGTTCATTCTGGCATATTTATACAATAAGTTTGGGTGAGGCCACCCCCCGCCAGCATAGATATCGACAATGTTTTTCCCCGTTGTCTTTATTTCTTCTATTGTCTCGAACATTTGCTATTCCCCACCTCCTACTTAGTTATCGTTTACTTATTCATCAGTGACTATCAAAATCACCAGAATTTTCAATATCGGCATTTATTAAGTTTTCAATTTCTTTCTTTGCCTTTGCCAGTTCCGCTTCAAGCTCGGTTATTGGTTTTAATTTAAAACAGTTTTCAGCCTTGCAAAGACACCCGCCAAGTCCAGCTATAATTTCCCGCTGTTTGCTACACTCAATATTCCCCGATATATCCATTTTTAAAGGGCAACCTTTGTGGATATTTTTATATATTTTTTCCCTGCATGTTTTTTTCATTACTTCTCCCTCACCAGCGGGCAGGTTTGTCTTGCTTTTTTGTGGCAAAACTCTAAAAAATATTCACACTTATCGTTTTTACAATTTTCCCGCAACACCTCAAACGGCACACTGTTTTTAAGTTCCGCTTCAAGTTCGGATATGTATTTATCAATAGGTTTGAACATTTCACATGCTGTCCATTGTTTAATTGAATTAATTTCGTGTGTTGGTCTTTTCATTATTCTGTCCTTTGCCAGTTCCGTTATGAGTCCTGCTTTTTCAAAGGTTAAATTTCGGCTTATTTCTTGCTCGGCTTTCAAAAATCTATTGGCTGCTTTCGCAAAGCTCCTTGGCAAAGGCATCGACGTATAGTCTTCTTTTTCCGCCATCAATTCTCGCATCTCTTCCAACCCCATAGCCTTTGAGTTAAAACTCATTATACTACCTCCACCGTCGTTAATTGTGTTTCAATTTGCGTTAGCAGTTCCGTTGTAATCGACAAGGTATCCGCAATTTTGTCTGCAAAAAATTTCATCACTCACAATCCTCGTCGGGCATGCTCTCGACGGCAAGCGATTCAGCCTCAGCCGTGCTTTTGTCTATTTGCCAGCGCGCGATACTTACCGCGCTGCCAAAGTTCACGGCTTCAATCTCATGACTGACTTCTGTCCCTGCCGTTCTTAATGTTATTTTAAACTTCAAGACAACCCCCTTTCAGCCCGCTACCGAAGCAGCGGGCCGGTTCGATTGTTAGTTGCCGACGATTTCCAGCGATTGCTTTACCATTTGCACCTGGGTAATGATACGATCGAATTTCATCAGCTTTTCCTTGATGATCGCGGGCTGGCCCAGCTTCTCGTATGCGTCCAGGCGGGCTTTCAGGCCCTCAAGCTCTGTTCTCATTTCTGCTATGGTCTTTTTTGCCATGATCGGTCCTCTCTTTTTTAGGTGTCGCGTTGTCATTAATCCACTTTTCAGCCAAAGCCCTTGCCAACTCAACAGGGTTCTCGTTTGCAAGCGCCCTCATTGCGATCCGGGCCTGCGCTCTCGGCAGACGCCTACTCAACCTGTATCCCTTCTGCCCAAGATAGCGTAATAACATGGTCAGCCATTGCGACACATTCAGGCCGATGTGAAATGAAGATGAACGTATCAAAGCCGCCTTCTTCCATGAACTGCCGGTACATAGCGCAAAATGCCTGCGCGCTGTCAACGTCAAGCGATCCATCCTCTTCATCGCCAAACGCGGTTCGGAAGTTATGCCCTGATTTTTCCTTACTGATCAGTGTCATTGCCAGCCGGAGGGCTTTCAAAACCCATACTTTTTGCCCGCCTGAAAGATGTTCCAGCAGCGTTTCGCTGCCATCTTCGCGGATCACAAGGATGTCAAACCTTTCTTTTCCGGTTTCTTCGTCCTGGGTACGGATAGAAACAGAAAACAAGGGGCCTGCTGTGGCGTTCAGGAGCTTATTGGCGTAGGCCGTGATAGCTGGCGCAACTCCATCGATTTCAAGCGCCTGTATGCCGTTTTTACCGCATGCGTCTTGAATGTAGCGCCATTCGGCTGCATCTTTGTCGATCGTCTGCAGCTGCGTGGAAAGGACCGCATGCCGTTCGTCGTTTTTCTTGGTCTGTTCCAGCCGGATCCGCGCGGTGACAACGGCTTCCTCTGCGCTGGTTACGAGGGTCTGCTGGTTGGTGATACCGGTACCCTGACAGGCAAGTGTAGCCGAAATCGATTCTATCTGCTGTTCGGCATCGTGGTCGATCGCATCCCCCGTAGCCTTTGCCAGCTTGCGAAGTTCCTCAATCGCCTGATTATCGCTGATAACGCGCTTATCGCGGGCAAAAGCCTGAGAAACACCTTTTTCTTTAATGCTCACAAGGTCGGCCTGCTGGGTTGTGCGACGCGCGATCGCGGTAACAACTCCCGCACGGCTGGCGATTAGGGCGGTTTCTGCCTGTGCGCGCTCACGCAATACAACCAAATCACTGTCGCAGCGGGTAATGGTTGCGCTATGGTCGTCTCCCCGTAGCTGGCACACCTGTATAGACTTGTCACTTCTCTCTATGTCAGCATTTGCATTGCCGAGGGCTTCTTTCTGCTTTACTTTGGCGAAAGCAAGCTGTTGCTCCAGCCCCGGGATGCTATCCCTTGCTGTGGCAGCTTTCACGCGCAGCGCGCAATCGGGGTCTGTGCAGTTTGGAGAAAGGTTTTCGAGGGCTTTGGCATCTTCCCGGGCCGTACTTAGTGCCGTTGTCAGCCTTGGAACCTCCGGATCCTTTTCTGCTGTCACCCTTCGCAGCAAAGCAGCGCCTTTTTTCTTTTGCTCGTCGCTTTCGTCAGTCTCGGTTTCCGCTTTTCTTTCTTTTCCGCCCAGCAACTTATCTTCAATCTCAAGGATTTTCGCCCCTGTAAGTTTCTGCTCGGCTTCGGCTGCATCGATGCTGGTTAATTTGGCGGCAAGGCCTTCGCCTTCTGCTATTTCAGCGATAAGCGTCTTTGCATCCCCGCGCAGCCCTTCAAGCTCGGTATTCTGGCCCATAACCCACGTTGACGATCGATCGACGCTTTCTGTTATATTAAGGTTTTGGGCTTTCAGCCGTTCGCGCAGCACTTCGTTTTTCTGGTCGGCTGTTTTGGCCTGCGCCAGCTCGGCTTCGAGCTTTTCTTTCTCCGTTTTTAGGCGAACAAGAGCAATGCTGCTAATATCTCTTTGCGCAACAGCATGCCGCTCAACCTCTACGGCAGCCGGAACGTCACGGTCAAGCTCCAGCTGTTGCATTTCTGCTTCCATGCCTGATTTTGAATTGACCAGATCGCGGGCAAGATCCTTTGACTGTTGCTCCCACGCTGCCAGCTGGTCCAGCTGCAGAAACTCGGAAAACAGGCCTTTTATCTCGCCTACGGTCATATCGCTCATTTTCGGTGCGTTCTGAGCGCAAAACACTGACGAAAAGAAAAGCTCCGGTGATCCAAAGAGTTCAACAATCTTTTTATCGTATTCCCGGGCCTTGCCAGAAACAAGGCTTTCGCCATCTTCAAAAATGAATCCTTCACATTTACCGGAATCACAATCGATCTTAACGATACACTGATATTGGTGCCCGTTGTGCTCGATGGTTAGATCCTTCACGCTATCGCGCAGGAAAACATGGTCGGACATTTTACCGTCACGGCTGGCGAATACGCGAAAAGGCGTGCATAATTCCAGCAATGTGGTCTTGCCGGTACCGATCGGCCCGCTGATAGCAATCAGGCCGGTTAGGTGGCTCAGGGCCAGCTTCACTTCTTTAAGGCCAAGGCCATGGTTAAAGCCTTTAAAACCTCTTGCCATTATCTGTAATAACTTCATGCAGTAGCTCCTTCCAGCTGGTCAGCTTTCAATAGTGTTGATTCTGGCACGGTTTCCCCGCGTGATTCTGCCAGTGCGACAAGTTTATCGCGTAAAGATACAGCGCTTAAAACCTTCACGCTGCGCACGTTCATGCGCGGGATCCGCACGACGCGCAACTCAACGCTCACGGCCCCAGCAACCATATACGCCTGTTTGTAGCTCTCCTTATCGATACTGCCGGCAAAGTCCTGCCAGACGGTAATCTCGCAGCGTACAACGCAGCCAGCGCCGCCTGTAGCGTTAATTTCCGCGTTCTCGTTCTCGCATAGGTTGATTTTATCGACAAACAGCTTGCGGGTCGGTAATTTCTCGAAAATGCTTTTAAGCAGTTCTTTACCATCAAATAAATGCCAGTAAAAACCCTTATCCTCAATCTCGCCGAAATCCTTCTGGTAGATCGAGCCGTTATAGAAAATATTTGTTTCGCCTATCTGCTGCGGCATGTGAATATGCCCCAAACAAACCACATCGGCTTGAGCCTGCGCGAGCTGGGGCGGGCCCATGGTAATTTCGCGGCCCAAATAGTCTTGGCCGTGCACTTTGGATCCCGCGCAGTTAATGTGTCCGACCAGGACATGCGGAAGATCGGGGTGCTGCGCTGATCCAGCTGCAAAGCCCAGCATCATGGTTGCAAGGGCCGCGGCCAGTTCTTCGTCTGTGCCTTGCATGAATTTCTTTGTTGGGGCTGGGAACATCGAAACAACGGCAATGCCAGGAAGAACGGTCTGCCGTGGGTTGGTAGCAACGGTTATGGGATATTTCCCGCGAACATGCTCCAACACTTCAGCTGCAAGACCGTCGTGCGAGACTGTGCCGATCGTGCCGCATACAGGTGCAACGTCTGCCAGCGCGGAAAACATGGAAAACACCAGCTTTGCGGCCTTGCTGTCCAGCTTAACTTCTGACGAGTTGAACCAATCGCCTGTATTAATGATTAAATCAGGATTTTCTTCCTGGGCGCGTTTCACGATCGCCAGACAACTTTTTTCTATCTCTGGATATTTGGGGCCATCTTCACAATGAAGATCCCCGATTTGCATAGTTTTCATACCAATAACTCCCTTCGGATTGATTCGCGCAAATAGTCAGGGTCAAACCTTGCGGCAGAACACCAAAAATCAAACGTTTCGTTTTTTTTGAACAGGAATTCTACTGCCGTAGCTTTGTCTTTTTTCCACTTATTAAGCAAGACTTCATATGATTTTTTCCCGATCCCCGTTGGCTTCTCTTTCTGATAATCGTCGATTGCCTGCACTATAACGGCAGACGCCAGTCTCTGCTCCGGGGATGCACTTTCGCCAACACTGGCAGCTATTATGTCCCCATATGTACTTGAAGTTTTTTGGTTTTGGCTTTCCATGCTGCTATTCTCCTTATTAAAGTTTACTTTAATCGTTTAAAGGCAAATAAGGTTTTCCATGTATTACTTTAATTGGAGCCGGAGGGTGGATTCGAACCACGCTATCTTCCCCTCGATGTGGGATGCACTACCTTTGTGCTACACCGGCGCGAATTAATGTGTTATTTGCTCAATTTTAGTTTCAAGGGCCGTGATCCGTTCTTGCATGGGCCTAACCACACCAAACGTTATTGCTCCAAACCAACACACCAGCGAGAAGGTTAAAAGCAAGATCAATCCTCTGTTTGTTCTTATTTCCCGAGCGTGGTCCATAATCAAAATTCCACATAATTAACAAGGATTGCATACATTTCCAGCAATTCGACATCGTTCATGTCCGTGCCGGCTTTTTTTAGATGGGGCGGATTGTTGTTTGTGCTGTACTGTTTTTCAACCAACATGCGACGAATGCAGTCTCTTTTCTGGTCGCCTTCCATCGCCTGAAAATCAATCAAAAGGCTTTCTTTCGCGGTCGCGGCCTTGCTGGTGTCTGGATCCGGCTGCTGGGGCGGTTCGGCTGCCGCTGCGGGCGCACCTGTAGTTGGTGCTATTTCCGGTTCGTCATTGGGGAGCTCTGTAACGTCCGCGGGCAGCATTTTTTGATGCTGGGTTTTGCCATAAATATTCCCTGCTACCTCAACAGCCATATTTGCCATAAGTCTCTGCATTTCTGGTAATGCACGATCGGGAGCAAGGATATAGCTCAAAACGACAAAGGGGTATTTTATTTCCTCTTTCGTGTATGCAGCCTTTAAGCCAGGAGCAAACAGTCGGATAACTCTGGCCCTTGCACCTGATTCACATTTGCGCGGTGCAAACTTCTTCCCGACGCGGATAAGTGCCTTTATTTCGGCTTCTGTTTTCTTGCCGCCCGCTTTCCCCTCAACTTTTAGCGTGTTGTTCGGGTTGTCGCGGATTTCTTCTTCTTCAATGAGCCTATCCCAATCACTCATTTGAGAAACATCAATAGGCTGGCCCGCGCTGTTGGTGCGGATCCCAGCAGCGCGGAAGCAGATGTAATCGCGGGTGCGCTCAGTAAAGCCTTCGTTTGGGATAACCCAATTAATTCCAAGCCCTTCAGCCAGTTTTCTGCATCCGGCAAAGGATATCCGCATCTTGCCTAATGCGGGGTAAAAATCTTCATACGGTACTGCGCTCATTTTCACAACGGTTATGTGCGGTACCCAATATTCGCTTGAGGGCATAAGTTCCTCTGTTACGAGGATGTTGGCGTTTTTGTTTGCCTGTTCCTCAATAATCGCCTTCGCGTTATTAACCATGTCCAGCGCGTACTGCCCGAATACTAATGGATTTACTGTCATAACTGCACCTGCCTTCCTTGAATAATTTGCTCTATTCGAGCGTTCGGTATAAGGAAACACCATCCCTGTTTAGTTTAAAAGCCCCTTGCTGCGGTTGAGCGATAAGCAGCCAGCCCGCGAAATAGCCCATCATGAGCAGGCAAATAAGAACACCTACGCAAATTTCGACATAATTAAGCCCCGGATCCGCGCTGCACAATAACCCGCCGTTCTTATCAATCCACAATTCCCTGCGTGTGTAAAAATCTTCTCCCCTTTTCCTTCTTCCTATGCTGCACCTTCCTTTCATTATGTGATGTTGTTTCAGTCTTTCTTTTTCAACCAATTTGGCAATTACACCCTTAGCCCGGGCACCTATAATTTTATGGCAATTTTTATATTTTTTACCGGAGCTACAGGGACAGGGCGCGTTCGGTCGGAGTTTAGGCGGCTGCGCTTTCTTCAGCGTTTTAAGTAGATTCCGATCAAAGCCGGATAAATATCGCTCCTGCTCAGGGTGTATCACGCCGGAAATACGGGTGTACTTCTCGAAATGCTCCTCCATGTGCGCATATTGTTCTTCTGTTAAGATGTCCTTTTTCATAAAACAGCCTTTCTTTCTGGTTTTTCAACAAAGCCTCTGAGTGTTGACTATTTATAGAATATTATTTGAAGAAGCGCAATAGTTTTTTTTAGTAGGGGTGTAAAAAAAATAAAATAAAATTAGTTGCTTTCTGGCGGGGGATAGTCTATATAAAGATGTAATACATTCTTTTTATGGAGGTAAAATTGTGGAAACTAACAAAAAACCGATGCACCCCTTAAAGCGTTTTAGGGTTAATAACCGCTATAAACACAGGGAAATAGCCGAAATGCTGGGCTGCTCTATTGGTTTCCCGACGATGATCGAAAACGGGATCCGCGTTGGCCCAGACCTGGCTGAAAAACTGGCGAAGATGCTAAAGTGCAATAAAGATATATTTCTTTATCCTGGTAAATATGCAAAAAGGTGGGCTCAATAATGGCAAAAGGAAGATACACGCAGGTTTTTGATCGTTTTTGGGATGATGAAAATATTGTACTCCTTTCTAATGATTCAAAATTACTCTATCTGTATATTATGTCCTGCCGGCACGGGAACGCTGCTGGCGTTTTTATTCTCCCTAAGCCTTATATTCAAGACGACCTGCGATGGGGACGTTTCATTGTTTGGATATTCTAATGGGTAAGAAAAAAGACCTTCCTGCAATGCCTGTATATTGGGGTGATATTTTCAAGGCTCCCGATGTGTGTGCGTTGCCAAAAGATGTACGCGATACCTTTTTTATATGCCTCGGTAGAATGTGGGAAAGTGATCCCCGTGGATATTTAATGATCAACAAACGCAAGCCTACTGATTTTGAACTTGCCAGTATGCTCTTGATGGGTTTGGATATCCAACAGGTTAACCAACACCTTAACCACCTTGTAGAAGTTAGCGGTGTTTTCAGTGTAAATGATGAAGGTATCATTTATTCAAGACGTATTATAAACGATGAAAGAAATAAGCAGATTAAACAAGAAAATGGTAAAAAGGGTGGAAATCCTAACTTATTAGGTAAACCAAAGGTTAACCACACTGTTATCCTAAATCATGAAGATGAAAGTGAAACTGTAATTGAAGTTGTTAGTTTCTTCTCTTTATTTTGGGAAGCGTATCCAAAGAAGAAAAACAAAAAGGATGCCGAGAAAGCATGGAATCTTATCAAGCCGAAACCGGGCCAAGTTTTTGTTGATATGCTGATTGAAAAAATCGGACTGCTTGGAACTTCAAAAGATTGGGTCAAAGATGCCGGTCAATTTATTCCATACCCTGCATCATGGTTGAGGGCCGGTGGATGGGATGATGAAGTTGGCACGAAAGATAGACCTCAAACCGAAGGCGAGCGCATGGCAGAAAAACACGCCGGAGCAATAGCTTTTGCAAAAAAGGTGGTGGTGGAATGAAAATTAAAATGGCAGTGCAAATTACAATTTTCATTCCACATAAAAAAAGGTGTAAGGATAAACATAGCTACTGCCCTTATTTTGTACATTATTGCATTTTAGGGGAAGCCCTTAAAAACCAAAACAATTATTCATGTCAGTTGTTTAATATTGATAAAAATAATTTTACAAGGTTACCAGAATGTTTAGAAGCAGAAAGGGCTTGTAATGAATAGCACTGACCGCGAAGAATTTGCTAAAAAGATGACCGGACTTGCTGAGATATATCGTGATCCGCTTTCAGACATGGCGCTTGAGATATATTTTTATGCTTTTAGAGATTTTACTTATGAGCAATTTTGTCAAGGTTTTACATCGGTGATCAAAACGCACAAATATAAAAACATGCCGAACCCTGCTGAGATCATAGAAGCTATTGAGGGTGGTAGCGGTGTTAAGGCGTTGAGCGCATGGGATAAAGTGATTGTTGATATACGTAAACGCGGACGCCTACAGGGTGGCTATTTTAATGATCCGGCTATTACGCAGGCTGTACGGCTGTGCGGTGGTTGGGAAAAGATTTGCGATACTGAAGAAAAGAATATGCAGTTTGTTAAAAAGGATTTTCTTGAAGCATTTGGTGCTACCGATCACAGTGCCTTTACGCCCGCAATAGCGGCTCCGGCAAAGGTTGCCGCACTTGTAGAAAAAATCGGTTAAACGCAACTTCATTACAATTGAGGGCACTATAATGAAAACTCCCAACTTTACAGCCAGAGAAATGGAAAGAGTAGCTGAAATTCTAAAGCATCACGTCGGATCAATGGATCAGATATCATCAAAACGTATTGGGGCAATGCTGAGCGTTAAAGATGATGGTACAAGATATTCCATTCGTAATCTGATTCATTATGTTTCGGCAAAATATCAGCTGCCTATAGCTGGAACAAAAAACGGTTATTACCTCATGGAAACAACAGTCGACTTAAAACTCTATCTTGACAACCTGGACAGCCGAATTGATGCAATGAAGCATACCAAAGAATTGGCTATTGAAAATTTTCATGCTTTCAAGGCGGCTGAAAGGGCAAGGATTAAAGCCACACAACAGCCGGAGTTGTTCAATAACAACGATTGAAGCCGTATATTTAGCAGATCATTATGTTTCTTGGTATAGAAGCTGCTGGTGGAGAATGGGGATTAAATTATGGATTTAAAACGCATAACCGAGCTGGCATTGAAAATCTTAGCAAAGGCCACGTTTCAAAAACCCAAGATGAACGGGTTTGAACAGGCATGGGATCAGAAATTAGCGCGGCAGCTGCAGACAAGGGAAATACTCTGGTATAAATTTGAAGCTGTTACCCTGAAATTAGCAGACGATACGCGGTATACGGTTGATTTTGTTGTGATAAATAAAGACGGATTTCAGGAAATGCACGAAATTAAAGGAATGTGGCGGGATGATGCCCTGGTAAAGATCAAGGTTGCAGCTGCTATGTTTCCTTATAAATTTAAGGCCTTTATGGGTAAAAAATTAGGAAAGGGCAGAATTGCCTTTGAACAGGTGGATTTTTGATAGGGCAAAATTATGTATGAATGTGCTGGCTGTTATAAAGACCTTATGGGAACAGGCATTACATTTAACAAAAACCGGGCTTTTGTTTGTCCTTTTTGCGGTTTAGGACAAATAATACAGGCGAGGAACGAAACTTTATCCGGAAAAGCACCAACCAGAAACTATCCAGAAGAATACCTTGAAAATCAATAAAATTTTTAGGGGAACAATCCCCTTTTAACCAGCAGGGAGGAAGAATAATGACGAATGAGAAAATTGCGGAAATTGCACATGAAGTAAATCGGGCCTATTGTGAAGCACGGGGGGATATGTCCATCGCTCCGTGGCACCTGGCTTCGGAAGCGCAGCAGAAAAGCGTTATTAACGGAGTTGAGTTTCGGATTGCGAACCCAAATGCTACGCCGCGTGAATCACACGATAATTGGTATGCGGAAAAATCCACAGCCGGCTGGAAGTTTGCTGCAGTAAAATGCGAAGCCGACAAAACACACCCCTGTATGATGGCTTATGGTGATCTGCCGGAAGAACATCGCGTGAAAGATTCCATTTTTCTGGCGGTCGTCGGGAATTTACTGGAATATTGGGAAAACCAGAAGAAGGATTGCGCGGGCAAACAGCCGGATGCACCCGACCAGAAACGCGATTCGTCGAATGATGTGACCAACAGCAGCCCTGCAGGGCAGGACGCTGTACCTGATCCCGAGAAGTAGAACCGAAATGGCACCAGCAAGACGCCTGGCTGGACGCATGATCCGCTCTGCGGTTGGGTGGTTCGTCGCCCCTTTGCCATCCCTTTTTTAAACAGCAATAACGAGGAGGAACGTTATGTTAAACGAAGACGCATGTTGTGGCACGGAAAGACAATCGATTTCAACCCTTGCCCTGGAGGAACTTTCCTCGGCAACGGAAAGGGTTAGAGAATCAGCGGAAAAAATTTCGATAAGGCTTGCTCGGTTTTTGGCAGAAAGCGCCCCACAAACACCGAGCAACGAAAAACAGGCGGAACCAGATTTTCCCCCCTATTTTAACGATATTCGAGATAATACGCGCAGTATCGACCAATCAATTAATATTCTGGAAGATGTACTGAACAGGCTGAAGCTTTAAATTTTAACTGAAAGGAAGGCAAAAAATGCACATTTTCCATAAGTGGGAAAAATGGGAACAGTATAGTCTTACCGGAACAGCATATCCCGGTATGATTGCACCCAAGGCCATTCAGGGAAAACAGATTGCTTTTTCTGAACTAAGGCAAAAACGCAAATGCGAAGTCTGTGGAAAAATGCAGGACGAGTTAATCCGAGAATATTAAACCCGCAACTGAAAGGAAACACCATGGGAACACCAAGAGAATACTGCAAAAACTGCTGTTTGTGGGATAATTTGCCGGGATCCTCCTGGATGCGCGATCAGGCAGTAGAGGGATCCTTTAAAGTACCGCCAAAAAAACATGCCTGCCTGGTAGAGCTATCTGGGTGGGGAATTGAAGGCAGGTTGCCTTCCTGTTACACCAGATCATATACCGGCCCGGATCAGGGAGCTGGCTGCTTCTTCTTTAATCCGAACGAGGAGGAAGGACAGGCCCATGAGTGATAAAAAGGTTTCTGAGGTTTATCGGGAAATACACAACCTACCCCGTTTATCGCGGCTCGGGATAAAAGGTGTGGGCCATACTGAGAATGTAGAAGAAAATTTTTTTCTACATGAACTCCGGAACGAAGGTGCGGACTGTCGTGATGTGTTTTCGGAAGAGCTCATTCGTGCTGTTGAAATGAGGTTAGAGGATATGTCTTTGAACGATATCGGCACTTTCCTTGGAGTTTCAAGGCGGGTTGTAAGCGGCATGATTAGTAAGGCCATGGTTGAATGGGAGGATTTTCAGCTTGGACAATAAAAAGGGAGAGCATTATGCGAATATTATTTGGTTTTGCAATATTCTTTGCCTTGTTGATGGCAATAAATACTCCGGCCCCTTGCTCCAGCTGCAACAGCATAGGGCAAGACTGCTGGACGGACGCCGACTGTGACGATTCGTTCTTTTGTGAATGTCACGAAACTTGGGATCTTGAACGCTATTGCATAGAAAGTGGGTATTGAGGATGGGGTCACGTAATGATGGTTTTCAGGTTAGAAAAACGCCTACAAGGGTGAAGGCGAAGGCGAAGGCCGGGGATCGCTGGAAACCGAACATATTCCACCAGCCCCCTGCACCAAATGAAAGTCCGTTTGATCATCCCTGGGCGTCTCCTGCTCCTATTCCTGACGCCACGCAGAAGCTACGAGAAAAGAAAATTGAAGTAACGGTGCAGCAGGCTTGCGATCTTGCTCTTGGGGTTACTCGGACGTTGAATGAGAGCACACAAAAGCTGGACGGTATGGTTGATCTGGCGGGTGTTCTGCTGGGGCAGGTTCAGGGCGCAGTAAAAGACTTTCCCGGGCTAACAACTGAGTCTTTGCCACCGAAGGAACAGCCGGATAACAGATCGGACTTTATTGTTGAGCTGAATGAAATGGAAGGGCTGAGTGGTAGTTTGTTGACCATAAAGGACAGCTGCCTTGAAAGGATGGGGCCGAACTTCATAGAGAACGCCCGCGAGCAGGGTTTTGCTATTAATGTAAGCGTAACGCCGCTGGCCATTAAACCTTAAACGCATATCACGATTTACGTCTAAGCCCCTGCAGAAATGTAGGGGCTTTTTTTTGTGTCTAAAGGGGTGCGAATGACCTGATCATTTGTACCCCTTTAGGCGTGTTCCATTGTGGAAACTGTTTCCATTGTGGAATAAAAATGCTTGACAACGGCTAAAAAGTGTCCATATTGGGGGATATCTCACCGATGTTTATTTCTCGCTTGCACGGTATAGGAATTTCCACTACTTACGCGGGTTGATACCAATGGCAGGAAAGAAAAAAACCGCTGTAGAAAACTTAAAGATTGCCAATGCTAATTTGCGGAAACTTCGCAAAGAGCTCAAGGCCCAGGGCAAGCCAGATCCAAGCAAAAAGTTTACAGGTATTCGCCGTGATTTCCTTCCACACATGTTATCCCATGCTTTTCATAATTTCCCGGGTGTACACAAGCGCAGTAAATGCGGAACAAAAGAGCTCAAAGGCTATGCTTATGATCCCGGCCTGCTTGGTTATGCTAATTACGCGCGTGATTACCTGCCAAAAGAGCTGTGGGCACTGGCGCGATCTCTTGCACCCAAACAAATTGACCTCATGAGTAAGGGCGAAAAGCTGAAGCTGGTGGTTATGAACGACGACAAAGAAGCTGAGCTGGATAAGCAGGCAGCGGAGGAGATGGGCCTTGATTGATATGTTTGCAGACAATAATGCAGCCGGCATTGACATTAACAAGCTCGAACGCTTGCAATTCGACCAGATTTGTAAGTTTACACCCCGACAGCGGGTCGCACGGCATCAATTCCGTATTGGCAAACAGAAAATATTGTACGGCGGTGCGCTTGGCGGTGGAAAGTCCTTTTTCCTGCGGTGGTTCCTGCTTTGGTATTTAATGATGTCGTTTGAGAAGTATGATCTTGAAAATGTTGAGGTTATGCTTGCCTGTGAGGATTATCCGACGTTGAAGGATAGGCAAATATCCAAGATATCGAAGGAGTTCCCGCCTGAGATTGGAGACTTGAAGGATAATCACAAGGTTCACGGTAAATGCTTCTTGCTCCACCCTGAATATGGCGGTGGCGCTATTTTACTGCGTAATCTCGACGATCCAAGTAAATACCAAAGCGCAGAGTTTGCAGCATGTGCTGTTGACGAGCTCACCAAGAATGAATATGACGTATTCACGCTCCTTGACTCCCGGCTGCGCTGGCCCGGGATACCGGATTCTCGCACGCTGTTTGTGGGTGGCACTAATCCAGGTGGTAAAGGGCATGGCTGGTGTAAGCAGCTGTGGATGGAAAAGGACTTTGGCGATGAATGGATAGAACCCATTGATTTTCGGCATAGTTTCGCTTACGTTCCCTCCAAGGCATCAGACAATCCGTATCTCGATAAGGCTTATTGGAACAAACTGCAGACATTGCCGGAGCATTTACGTGCTGCTTTCCGTGATGGCAGTTGGGATCTGTACATCGGGCAGGCCTTTCCGGAGTTTGGGCCACGGCATAAAGTCAACCGTATTGAGTTTCCCGACCATTGGCCCCGCATAATGACATTTGATTGGGGGTTTGGTAAGCCGTTCAGCGTTGGCTGGTGGCGCGTTGATCCAGATGGCAGGCTATGGCGGGTCCGCGAGTGGTATGGATGGAACCATACAGCTGATACAGGGCTACGCCTGGACGACGACGAGATTGCAAAAGGGATAATAGAACGCGAAAAGCGCTGGGGTTGGGCAGGGAAAACAGTAATCAGGCTTTGTGATCCTACCTGCATGAACAAGAAACCAAACTACAATACGGGCGGTGGGCAGTCTGATTCGACGAATATCATTTGGTCACGGCATGGTTTACACCTATCTCCCGGCGATCCTGCCAGAAAGAACGGCTTAACGAACGTCAGGATCCGCATCAAAGTACCGGAAGGTTCTGAAGAACTGCCTATGCTGGTTGTTTGTAAGGACGAATGCAAACAGTCAATCCGCACGATTCCTAATATCAACATGGATTCAGCCAACATCGAGGACATTGATACCGATTCAGAGGACCATATCTACGATGATTGGAAGCTAATTTGCAATGCACGGCCTATTTTACCGCGTACACCGGTTGAATTGAAGCCCAGGCACGTTCAACACATTGAAGATGTGGAAAAACCGAAAACCAATAACAGCAGGAACAGAGCAAAGGTAACAGGAAAAAGATATAACCGGAGCCGATTGTCATAAATCAGCAGCAGGAGGGAAGCAGAATGTTAATTGAATCTTGGATATTACTTGTGGCTATCGCAATAGTGGGCTTTTTGGTCCTTGTGGGCGTGTTCCTGGGCTGGTGGTTGGGTCGAGTGTCTGCTTTAACCGAGTATATCCCGATGTTCTTCGGCCTTCGCAGCCGCAAAAACAAGGAAGCTCGAAGCCGAAGGCGGGCTGAAAAGCTGGAAGTTCCGGCAGATCGCAAACCGCAGCCGGATCCCGATGCAGACGATAGCCCGATAGCCCGCAAGAAATACGGGCCGGAAATGCTTAAATAGGAGAAATAGCCATGCTGCAGCCAGTGAAATTATGTTGTGAGCGATGCCGAAGTCCGTTGTTTGAATTGAACATGCGCACGCTGGGCCAGCCATTCAGGGCAGATATGTTTAATCCCCTAACAAGGGGGATACCGCATCCATTTAGACCAACAGCGACACAAAATGATTTGTGGTGTCCTGCATGTGGTGGGCACCCTGCCCGGGATTATGGGTATTTGAACATTTATGACGGTAAAAACCGCACCAGGAAGATAAAGCTGCGGATCAGGAAGCCTGAGAACAGGACAGGATCGAAGAACGGTAACAATGGTAATGGTAATACCCCTGCCGGAACAGGGCCGATTGATATTGAATTAACAGTTACAGTCAACCCCGATACTGGCAAAAAGGAGCGCCCTTGCATTTATTGTGGCAAGGTCTGCTGCTTGGCTGGCATTAAAATGCACGAATTTCACTGTAAAAAAAGGAGTGAAGGCTAATGGACAACCGACCCGCAGCACAATCCGGCGATAACACAAGCGACGCTAAATCAAGGAATCCACATTGTATTCTGCCGCCTGCCGGCCCCGAGTTTGAGGGCGAGTTGGGCAAACAGCTGTACCAGATCGTTGTTGACGGTGTAGCGGAGAAGGAGCAAAAGCATAAATTGTGGTCAAAGTCCTACCGATATCTGCGCAATGATTATTTTGTGGACGAATCGACGGACGAATTCCCCTTGATTTCAAACAATATGTTTGCTCATACCGTCCGGCAGAGTGTAGCCAGGTGCACAAAAGGCCGACCGACCTATGATGTTATGCCTGTTGGTGCATCCAGCATGGCTGATATTGAAGAAGATCTGGCCCGGGTGCAGCGCCTTGTCCAATACCAATGGAAAGAATGCGAGTTTCAAACAAAATTCCGTGCGGCCGTAACGGATTCAACGGTTTATGGCTGTAATATCGGTAAAGCTGTGTTTGATAAAGACCTTAACCGGTTGGGCGAAGTTGATTGGCAGAACATTGATCCTTTTCACTTCGGAACATACCCCTACAAAACCCTTGATTTGCGCAAGGTTCAAATGTGTTGGGAAATTCAAAGTGTGCCAGTTGAGGTGTTGCGGCGTCAGTATCCAGACCATGCCGACGAGATTATAGCCGATAGCGAGTTATTAAAGGCGCTTGATGAAGGCCGAGATCAGACAGACGCACAAAAAGGCGTTAGCAGCACGCGCACAGCGATGCACACGATTTATTCCGATATGGGAGAACGTGAGAAGGTGGAAGAATGCACGGTTATCGAATGCTGGGTGAAAGACTTATCTCCAGCCCCGGTGCAGCAGCAGCCTTCAATGGTCAACATCGAGGACTTACCGCGTGATATTATCGATGCCCTTGACGAGCAAGCCCCTGAAATAGTGCAGGAAATAATGGACAACGGTGGATTTGTACCGCCGGATGTGCTTGAAAATATTGGTTACGTTCCCGAAGAAGGTATGCAGGGCATGCAGCAGACCGCAGATCAGCCTGGCCCCGGCATGGGCGGGGATCCGGATAATATTACACCAGAGGGTGAAGTACCGACCGTTGGTGCGCAAACCAAGGAAAACGAAGAAGAGCAAAGCCTGTATTCCGGGCATATCCGCATGATTAAGATTTGTAACGGCGGCGATATTGTGCTTGAAGATCGGGATAATCCTTCAATGAACCCGAATATTCCACTTGAATACGCTAAAAATACGTTTCTCTTTGATCAGTTTCCCTACGTCCGAACGTATGCAATGCGCGACACCTTTGATTGCTGGGGTCGCGGTGACAATGAAAGCGTGCTGGAATTAATCGGAGAAGCGCAGCTGTTGATTTCCAAGGCCCTGAAAGAGGTTTACGACAGTGCCGGTCAGATAATTCAGGTTCCACAAGGTAGCGGTGCAACCCCCGATGATATCATTTTGGGAGGTGTGTCTGTTACCGAACCGATATCTGCTATGCACGGCGATGGTATCACGGTTAAAGCTACTCCAGAAATTAAAAGCTCGACGCTGGCAGTGTACGATAAGCTATGCGATATCATCTACCGGCTGACCGGCAGTAACGAGCTGCAGCAGCTCGACGCTGGCGGCGGTGGATCCCTGGCATACAAAGCCCTTGAAATGCTCAAAGAGTTTGTTGATGAAATGCACAACGAGCAGGACGAAAACAACGCAGCCATGGTGCGGGAAATGGGCCGGAGGTTTTTAAGCCTTACGCAGCACTGGTACACCGAAGAGAGAACCTTTGAATATGATGATAACGGCACACAAAAACATGAATCAATCGAAGTGCAGGGAAGCGAGGAAGAAGGCACCCAGTATGCCCTGCTTTCTCTCCCCATTAATTTGTCCATTGTAAGCGGGTCTTTAATGCCTGATTCCCGCGTTCAGCGCAGGGAACAGGCGATTGTGCTGCATGGCGCTCAAGCGTTTGGAGAATTAGGCTCTCCACACGCAACAGACGCGCTGCTGAGGGAACTCGATTGGGAGGGCCGTGCCGATATCGTCAAAAAGATAACTGAGGGCGTTATGCAGCCATTTGTGGATGCTATCATGGCAACAGAACCGCCTGAACAGATGGTGGAATACTTGCAAGGCGCTATGAGTGCCGGCCCGGATGGTGTTGAAATGGCGATTGCAAACGGTGAAATGCCTTCTTTTGCTACTGCACTGCAGCAGATTTTCACGCCGCCAGAGCCGGAAGAGGGCATGGATCCCGAAATGCAAGGGCAGGATTCCGAAATGCCAATGCCGCCAGAAGGCCAGCCAATGCCAGAACAGGGCATGATGCCGGGTGATCCACAGCAGGCCATGGAGCTTGAAGAACCGCCTATGGATTTCACTGAAGCCTTGGGCGAGCTCGAACCGCCTATCGCTGAAAAGCTGGCCCAGCTTGAATTAGAGGATCGGCAGCTTGACGTTCAGGTAAAACGCATGGACATGGAGTTTAAGGAACAGTTTTACGGCGAAGAGCAGGCCGCGAAGATCGAGAAAATGCGGGCAGAGGTTGCCAAGCTGCTGGCCGGAGTCAGTGTCGAGGAAGCAAAAGTAATTACCATGAAGCTGGGCGACGATCTTGACACTGAGCAAATGAAGATCAACAAGGCCGAACTCATGTTTAACCGGGAGAATGCCAGAGAAGGCAACCGGATCAACGCTAAGAAGTTTACTCCCGGTGCAATCGGGTCCGGTGGCCCGTTTCGCGGGATCCGGGGAATAAAGGCAGACAACAAGCAGCAATAACCGAACAAGGAGGAAACCAGCTATGCCACTTTATGATTTTAATTGCCCTAAGTGCAACATCGAGGAAATAGACATTATCGCAGACGCGGGCGAGGTTAATCTTGTTTGCCCTGGTTGCGGGGCTTACATGCGGAAAACCCCCGGTATAGGGCATGTCAGGAGCGAACATCCCGATTATGCGCAATCAGAAGCGCTGCAGACCATGGATCCGAATGTTCCCGGTGAGCTGGGCGTTATGAAGCGTGCAGCCAAAGGCCAAGTTACCAGCGACGAATGGAATGGAATAATGAAAGCAAAAGATTTTCATCGCACCGATTCGACCGAACTCGATCAGGCCCGCAAGATTAGAGAGAAGAATAAACGCGGCGAAACGCATGAAGAACATCAGGCCGGGGTTGAAAGGTTGCAGAAAACCGTGCAGGAAAAGAATACAGTCACGGTATCCGGCACCAGAAAGACTGTACCATCGAGAAGGAAGCCAGCCTAAAAAAAAGATTAAAAAAGTGAAAATACAAGTTGCATTAAGTGTTTGAGTAGTGCGATAAAGAAAATACATGAGGGTTTTCGGTCTGCAGGCATGCCGACTGAAATGCAATAAAGAAACAAAGGAAGGCTATCTGGAGCCAGAATCTCCGGTAAGCCTTCCTTTTTTTTTGCCCTCCGCAACAGGAGTACCGGGCGCATCTGCCGAATAGATGCACAAACCGCCCCTTCGAGCGTAGAGAAGGAAAAGGAGAATAAACCATGCCAGGACCAAATGAATTTCAGGACAATGATCAACCGGACGCTGGAACCGTAGACCAGCCATTTCAGGACGTTGCGCTTGATGGTGATCCAGAAGGCTATGTGCCGGCAGGATCCGAAGAGCAGGACGACACTGATTACAGCCATGATGCAAATTCAGACCTTGAGGATGACGATACGCAGTCCGCTGGCGAACAGCGCGGCCCGAAAGGTCAACCGGATGCTGCACAGGCACAACGTCGCACCGCAGGCGAAAATCGTGACCTGCGAGCTCAACTTGATAATCAGAGCAGGGAAATGGCAGAGATGCGCGGGAGCATGGACGTGCTACTGCAGCAGCAGAGTCAAGCCGGCAGGCAATCAGGAGCCCAGCAGCAGAGAGAACAAGAGGAGGCACGCCAGCATATTTTATCGCTGGATGCGGAAGCCCTTGGCGACCTGCAGGCAGAAGATCCTATTGGCTATGCGCGATTGATGGCTACTTCCCTACAACATGACCTTAAAACCGATAATCAAAGACAACTTGATGAGCTTCGGCGGGAATTTCAGTCAGAGAAACAGGCTGACGCGCGGAAAAGTGAGTTTGATCGCTTTTGTGTCGCGCATCCTGACATTGTTGCATTGAACAAGTGTGGGGCTGTAGCTGCATATCAGCGACAGAACCCGAACGCTGACTGGCGAGAACAATATTTCGGCGCGAAGGATGCTGTCCTTCAGCAAAGAGCGCGCACAAACAAAAACCGGCAGACGATCAGGGGCCTTCCCCCGCAAGGCGGCAATTCAGCACAACAGCCGCTTGGTCGGGGAAAAAACCAAGCGTTTGCCAATACAGCAGCTAATGGCGGTATTGACAAGCTAATGATCGACCACCTTGAACAGCGCAGAGCTCGGACAGGGCGAGGTCGTACCAGATAGCTTTCTTTATTGCCGAACCATGATGGAGGATTAAACTCATGGGTATTCGCAGCGATTTAGACGAACTTAATGACCTCACGGACATATACCTTGGATCCGATGGTGGAAAACCGTATGACACCCTGCACCAGCAGAGTTACATGCAAAACTATTTCAACAAGCAGAAAAAAGGCTTGTACAAAATCGTTCCTGGTGCAACTCAGTTTGACCTGACCCGCATGGTTGGCGGCGTGTTCTCGCGTTCTTTCGGACGTGAAGATGCAACAATCGTTCGCAATCCGGCTGCGACCGCCGTTAAGCCCGCAACGTCTCCAGACAACAGCGGCGACTATGACGCAAAGGTTGCCGCAAACGTGGCGTTTCAGATTCGCCACATCATCTCGTCTGTCTTGATTCTGCGCGATGATAAGAAAAAGAATCAGGGATCAGCACGGCGTATCGATCTGGTTAAAACCAGAACCGATGCCCTGATGAAGATTCACGCTGAATCCCGCGCGAAGGGCATGTACTGGCCCGAAACGACCGACAATACCGCTGTTGCAGCCGCGCAGGGCTACCAGCGTGTTGCTGACGGTATCCTTTTCTGCGGCTACAACGGGGATCCCGCTGAATGGCAGGGCGATTACGGCGGTGTTGCTTCTGCTGCCGGTTGGCTTGGCAGGCGCGACACTACAGCCGAGCAGATTACCTTTACGGCAATCAACAAGATGCGCCGTACTGCCAAGATCAAAGATGGTCCTGGTGGTCGGCCCGACATTACTGCGGTTCCCGAAGAGCTTTTCGGTTCGTTGCAGACCATTGCCGGCACGTTGATCCGCTTGGGCGAGGACAAGACAGCCGCGAAGTTTGGCTTCTTGAACATCGTGCATGAAGGTGGCGTTATTGTCGCTGACGATTTCGTACCTGCAGGCTACGCATGTAGCTTCAATACTGCGCTTTGGGGCTTGCATTTCCTTGAAGGTGGTAACGGCGATCGCACCGATTGGGAGCTGGTGCCCGGATCCGCACAGGATTTCTACATGGATATCATGGACGATTTCAACTATGTGACTCCGGCCCGCGATGCCCATATCGTCCATACCCACTTTGCCGCATAGCACAGCGTTAAAGTGGTAGAAACCATAAATAAACGTGCTTGGGCCTTCGGGCCCGGGCGCTTATTTAAAAAGGAAATGGGTGAATTAACATGGCAGATTCTTTTGTCGCAACCATAGCAGTTTCCAATGTCGATCGTCGGCCTATTGCTGGGCTGGTGATGGTTACAGGCCGCTGCGTCGTAACAAAAGGCGATTATGCTGATACCAATACCGACCTGTCTATTCCGACCGGAATCAAAAGCCTTACCAGCTTTTCAATGACTCCGATCCTTGGCAAGGCCGTTGGCGTGCTGAAAAGTGACCACGATCTACCTTTAAGTGGTGGAATCGTGAAGATCACAGAGGACGACGATGCAACCACAGCAGCCTTTACGTTTGTAGCTATGGGCCTGGGCGGGTTATAGCATAACCTTTCAGAATTGCTGGAGGGCGGGCGAAGGGGTTGCGTTGCTGGTTTCGCAGCTTCTACCCGCCAGCCGGTTTCTCTTTCATCTGGAGGTTTTGCACCATGGCTACAGTCAAAGACGTTATTCAGGAAGTCCAAGAAGAGGTAAACGAGGGATCGTTGAGCGTTATCCGGATTCTTGCCTATATCAACGAAGGCGCGCGCTTGCTTACGCTGGGCCGCTTTCCTCAGTACCAGATACCTGAAATTTGCCTAAAATCCCTTGTAAAGATAGCCGACGTTACGCTGGTTGATTCTGTTGACGGTACGCCTTTGGGTTCTGCTGGACTGACGTTTGAGCATTGCAAGGATTTGATCAGCTGTACGGTTGGCGGGCTGCCTCTTGCGCTTATGCGATCATCTTCACAGATTGAGAGCTATTACCCTGGCCTTGTAGCAACCGGCACACCCCGGGCTGCATGTGTAGAGGATCACACCCTGCACGTTGCTCCCCGTAACACTTCTACCGCTACAATCCAATATTTTGCGTATCCTGCAACCTTAACCGTTCTGAGCACGCTTGATTTTCTGCCAGATTCGCTGCAGATGCCATTAATAAAGAATTATGTGCTGAAAAGCCTAACGTCGAAATACCTGCAAGGCCTTGACTTTGATCCAACCGAGCGATTCAGAGAAGCAGTCATGCAGCTATCTGGCGTAGTGGGAACATACAGCCGGAAGGCCTATTATCAGCACAACCGCAATGCGCAGCGCTATAGAAATGCGCGAGGATAGACTATGAATAACGAAACGTTTCTTGATATTCAGGGCATGGTTAAGGCCAGGTGCACCGGTGAAGGCCCCAGTGTCAATATCGGCAACTTCCAGACGCACCTTGAAAAAGCTATAAATTGGGCTAAAGACCAGTTTTGCACGGTTCGGTTTAAATTCCTGCAGCACAGTCTGCCTATTGCGATCACGGTCGGCAAGACGGATTATGACCTGTTCAACGACACAACTGGCACATACCTTGATTTTTGGGCAGCTGATAGGGGTAGGGATAGGAAGCGCTGAAACACCTTTAATCCCAGCGCAAGCGTCTGATATCGTCAGTTTGGGTGCTTCTATGGCGGCAGGCCAGCCGGGATTTTATGCAATGTCTGGAATAATTGCCGCCAGCGCAGCATATCCGCACAATGTTCCACAGATTTTAATCGGTGGCCCAACCTCCGATGCGTCTTACACAGCGACAGCCAGGTATTATCGCAGGTTGCCTGACATGGTCAATGATGCGGACGTATGTGAGATTTGTCGGCAGTACAGTGTTGATCCGATCGTTGAGGGCGCTATTTTTAGATGGAATCTTGATCTTGATGAAGCAGCAGACCCGAGCTTGTTTCTTACCGCGATGCAGGTAGCGCAGGAAATGCTGCCTTACGATGGCCTTCCCTATGAACAAGATTTAGGGCAGAAGGATAAATAATGGCAATAATTACTAAATTTGACACGCAAGAGCCGGAACCCACAGGCAATGTTGGCGGGATTATCTCGGCAAGGTTTCTGTCACAACTCCGTTTACTTCTGTTGCGTGGCGCGAACTGCAAAATAAGTTTAAGAAGTTTTGGGGCGTTATTATTTGCCCTTCATTCTCGGATGATTGGTCTGTCAATCAGGCTTTTGCCTACATGGTTGCTGGCGAGCTGCAGGTATTCATAAGCAACGTGATCGATTCGACCATTACATTTGAAGATGTTTATTTTATCGCCAGGGGAGAAATATAATGAGAAATTGGCTTTTATTGCTTATGCCTGCTTTTTTGCTTTTGTTTGCCGGGATAGCGCACGGTGATTACGATTATACCGTGCCTGACTATGTGAACAACGAAGCGTCTGCCGATCTGGACGCAATGAAGGGCAATTTTAAGTACATCTTTGATGTGTTCGATAATCTTGGCTCTGGTTGGGATCCGACAACTCCAGGAGCGTATAGTTTTGACGTTGACGCTGCTGCAGGGCTTTTGTTCAAAGCTACGGCAGACACGACCGTTATTATTTTCAACGATACGTCTTTGTCTCCGACAACTGGAGGATATAACAGCTATTTCAACAACGTCGGGCTCAACAATGTAGGCGGACTCGCAAACTTGCTGCTTGGCTACGGTAATGGTTTCGCAACGTCGGGGGGGCATAATCGGAATATTTTAATAGGAACGGGGCTGCTCCCGACCGGCGCGACGGTAGACAACAAGCTTTACATTGATAATGGCCTTGGCCTTGTTGCCAGCCCACTTGTTGAAGGAACATTTTCTGCCGTTGTTGCAAATAGAATGTGGAACATCCGCGCTCCGGCCTATTTTACATCAACATTCTCTATCCTTGGCCCGGTTGCTGTCACTTCTGGCCTACTTGAAATTACTTCTGATTTCGATCTTGTTGGTGCTTTGGACGTAACCGGGGATGCTACCGTTAGCGGCACGCATGTAACTACAGGTACCGCGTCGGCAGCGGATCCGACAACCGCGCAAAACCTTGTAACAAAGGCGTTTCTTGAAAGCCTGATCGGTACAGCGTCAAGCCCGACAACAACGCTCACAACGACAACCGAGGCGATTGTTTTTCCCAATGGTTTAATGTTACAGGTAGGCCAAAGCGATGTAACCACAGGCCAGACCATTACGTTTTCAACTGCTTTTACACATTGCTTTCTTGTGCTAATATCGCCCTATGAAAAAATAGACGGAGGCTTCGCCCCGGAAGCGCCCCGTGTTGGAGATCAGGGGAACACGACATTTAAGATATATCACGATGGTGGGGAAGCCCGACTGTTTGGCTGGGCTGCAATAGGATATTAGGCAATGGCTGAA